TTACAAAATATGCGCATCAGAAAAACTTGTTCCTTTTGGATCTTTTGCTAAATACATTTGGCGCTCTAGTTGTTCTTGTAACAACTGATTATCATCTCCCATCGTTTGATCTTGACTATCCTCTTTTACTGTAAAATCATAGACAATCATTTCAGTAAATTTCTCAAATTCTTTGATAAAGTGATAGTCTTTGTAAACAAATGGCGCAAAGAACTCTACAGGTACATCAAATCCTGGAAAAGCATACCCACGACCAGGTTGATCTTTGTTGTAAAATGGCTTATTTTTAAAATCTTCACCAAAAGTCATTAAATAGCCAATCGGAGATAATCGACCAACAGAAATACGGAACGTTAAATTATCTCGAACACCACTTGGAAAATATTCCGCATCTGGTCGTTGCATCGCTAAAATAACGTACATCCCTGCTTGACGACCCTTTAATACTAATGGCTGAATCAATTTATCGACTCTATTTCTTGTTTCCATATCCAACGAACCATAAAAAGCTGCCCATTCATCAAAAAAAATAAAATGCGGTGGTAACCCATAATAAGCATAATTTTTCCCTGGTTCATACTTAGGCTCTTTCATCGTTTTCATATAGACATACCGTTGATTCATTTCTTTTAACGCATTTCGTAAACAAATAATCATGTCTTCATTTGTTTTGTAAAACACATGTCCTTTAAATACACCAACGTCACCTAATGCCGCTAAATCTGCCGCTTTTCCATCGCAAATATCTACTGTCCCAACACTTAAACAAGCTTGAATTAAAGAATACAATAAATAGGTTTTCCCACCACCGATTGCACCAGCAATCAACATATTTGGCGATTGATCATATACCCAATCCAAAGTTTTCATTAAATGAATACGTCCATTTTCTGCTATACATTGATCAATAGGAATCCGACCAGAATCTGAAAGAAATACATAATTGATTCGGGCTTTTTCTCTTTCTTCACGAATTAAATCACGCAAAAATACTTCAGATAACAAACTACCCATTTTTAAAAATCGTTCGTGAAAACGCCCACCATCTAAAGGAAAAGAAACCACTAATTCTTGTTTCTTTTGATAAAAATAAACTTTTGGTAATCTCATTTTTTCCCTTGTTTGTTTCTCACTAACTTGTTTCTTTGTATAAACAAACCGATTATCAATTAACATTCGAGCAAGTAACTGACGCCAATAAACAGAGGCAAAATATCCTTCTTTTAATCGCGACCAACGCATCAAACCTAAAATCAATCCACTAACCAGCAACAAATACAACACAATACTTATTCCAGGAATAAGATACATTTGCCAATTTGAATACGTACTTAAACGTGGATAAAATACTTTCCAACTAAACCAACCTAACAGAATCAAAAATGGGAACAAAAAGAAACCATAATAGCAAATCCATAAATAACGATTGAAATAGCGAATTCGCCGACCACGATACTTGAAAAAATGAGCTTCCAATTGTCACATTCCTCCTTTCTGTTTTTACTTCTCCTGTGCTAAAAACTTTTGACAAAAAGCAACTAATACTGGAATATCACATTTAACAAAAAACCATAATCGAAAAAGATTTAATCGATTTTTATATGGGTGTGCACACATATTACATATTCGTACTACACGAATCCAAACCTCTTCCTGATGATTTTGTTTCCACTGATATGGTAATGAAAAACGAACAAGATCACGTAAAAACATACACTGCCCAATCACCGCACAAATATACTCATTTGTTTGTACAAAAATCGTTGGATTGTCTCCAAAATACTCAATCAATTGTTGGATATTTTGACAACAAGCCACGATCTCTCGAAGTGTTTGATTGGTTTTATCTGAATTCAAAATCTCCCCTTCCTTCTACCTTAGATAAAAAGAATAGGAAGACTTCTTCCTACTCTTTCAAAAAACTTATTTTTTCCCTTTTTCCTTAGAATCAACACTTAGTTGTTTTTGATTCAAACCTTTTTCTTGTGGTTGTTTCGGATTAGGATTATTTGTTGGAGCTTCTGCTTTTTCTAATCCTTTCGCATAAATCACTAAATCTGAATATTCACGATTGCCATCTTGTGCTGGAATATATACCACATGATATTCTGGATCAATTAATTTCACAGGATCACGTCGTTTAAAACCAGTCAGATCTACATCTGCTGGAAACTTAACTCGTCGTGCAATCTTCGGTTCATCTGGATTTCCAAAGACTAATTGTGCTCGCTGTGATCGAATTTCTCCCGTATAATCGCCTGTTTCATTATCAAATACACGATCAGACTCTTCTAATGCGCCAAAGCGTACGGCTCCTAAACAAGTTTCATCTAATGCTTCTGTAATATCATAATTATTTGGAAATTTTAATCCCATCTTACAAAACCTCCTCAATTTTTACACCAGATAAAAAAGCACCAACATCTTGATATCCAGTTGTTCGACGTTCTGTTTGTCCCATATCATTTGTTTCACGACTATTCACTCGTTCTTTACGAAAAACAAAATAAGCTTCTTCAAATGAAATACGTACCTCTTTTTCTGGTAATCGTAATCTTTTATCCTCTTCAGCTGTGAGATAAACAAAAAATGCTGGCTGCTCTTCTCGCGAACACTCTGCTTGTAGTTGAACATATCGCCCAGACACACCATTAATTTCCTTTGGTGGATTAGGTTCCCGTGAACCTAATAAAAATACCTGACCTAAAAACTCTTTCTTCATACGCAATGCTTTTTCTGCCATATAATATTTCCTCCTCTTAAAACTCAAAATAAATTCTAAGTATTCCTACATTACAATCAAACAAGCGGTTAAAAATTCTAACCGCTTGTTCCTCACACTTATTCTTTAGTTTTACGTACTTTATAAAAAGTAACGCCTAAGACAATGACCAGTACTGCTAATCCAAGAACCATAAGTATACTACTGGTTTGTTCACCTGTTTTTGGCAACATTGGAACCACAACTTCTTGTTTCACTTCTTTTACAGATTGAACAGGTTGTGGTTTTTCTGGTATTTTTGGTTGGGGTGCTTTTGGAATTTCTTCAAAATAAACGGTTTGTTCTTTTGATTTCAAGTTCACATTGTGTTGCGCAACTTGTTCAAAGTGTTCTTCACGATCGTTTTCATCTTTAGGTTCACTTTGTGCTTCTAACCATTCCGCAAAAGACAATCCTTTACCAGCTAACTTCCGACCATCGACCAAGAAATGGAAAAGAAATTCCATGGTTTCTTTATCAGCCTTAAAGATTTTTTCAGCACTTGTATCATCTAATTTCACGCCATCAGGTGTGATATAGCCTTGTACTAATAATTTATACATTTGCCCAACAATCAAATCGTTTAATTGTACCCACTCGACCACTTTTTGGTTAGGTAGAGCTTGCAATTGTTTTTCGCCATTTTGTCCTGTAGCTTTTGTATGAATCTTAGGGTTCACAATGCGGACTGTTTGTCCTTCATCATGAATATCAGTGTGAGACGCAACCAAACGTCCGTCACGATAGACATTTTCAAACACAACGGTTTCCTTTCCAGCTAAGGCGCTTGCGTCAAAGATAAAATCAAGCGAAATCGTTCCATCTGGATTTTCCGCAATAAACACTTTACTTGCTGTTACTTCTTTTCCATTGACTAATAAAGGAACGTCCTTACCAGCTTTAATTGACGCTTCTTTATCCATTAACACGCCATTCACTGTGTACGTTTTCCCTACAATCAGGTTGCTGTATTTTACGGTATCAGTAATGGTTACTTTAGTTAGTGGGTTCACTTTTGGTTGGTTCGTGTATTTACCCATAGCTGTTGTTCCAATTTCAGGTGGAATGCGTTTGTTTTCCACTTCTAGCGCAATCACGGTACCGTCTTTATCAACCGTTACAGTAAATGGTACGTCTTTATCTAAGGTTAGATACCCTGCTAATGGTTTCACTTCTTTAAAGAAGTAATTGCCAACCAATAAATCATTAACCTTAATTTTACCGTCTGTGTCGGTCTTGAATGTACCAACAAATGTTGTTCCTATTTCATCTTTCTTGAAAAGGTCAAATTCAACACTAGCAATCGCTGTTTTTTTGTCAAAATTCGTTGTCGTGTCGTATTTAAATACTTCCACATTGGCTTTCGCTAAGCGATTTGCAAAGTTGATTAATTGAATCGTGTCTGTATCGTTTGTTACTGAAAAGACATAAGGTACTGTGTTTAAAACATATTTTTCAGGTGCTTTGATTTCTCGTAATTCATAACGGTCTTTTCCATATTTCAATGTGTCAGTTGTGACAAAGTAACCTTTTTCATTGGTTGTGAATACGTCTGAAAGTTCTGTGTCGTTCGGTAATGCCATTGATACATAGCCACCTTGACCATTATTCGCTAACCTATCCCAAATTTTGAATTGAGTACCAGGTATTGCAATGACTTTCCCTGTTTCTTCATCTACTTTTACAACTTTTAATTTTTGTTCGATTATTTTGTCTTCTAAAACATAATGGAAGGTTTGCCCATTTTCAGAAATTGTCACTTCGAATGGTTCAAATAGTTTATACCCTTCTTTTCCTTTGGTTTCAGATAGAATGTACGTATCAAAGACAACGGCATTTTTACCAAAAGTAGCGTAACCATCTTTATCTGTCACAACTGTTTTCACCACTTGACCAGTTGTTTTTGACGTCAAAGAGATTTCAATACCAGCTAATTTTGGTTTGTTATCTGGATTGGTTGAATCGACTAAGTCTTTATTCGCAACTTTTACTAAATTAATGGTTCCTTTGATCACTTGATCTTTTACGGTCATATTGACAGTTTTTCCAGGTTCAACAACAATTTCAATTGTTTCATCAGAAAGTACATAGCCTTTTGGCGCTTTGATTTCTTTTAAAACATATTTGCCAGGATCAAGATCTTTGATTTCTGCCTGTACTTTGCCATTGATATTTTTCAACGTGATTTCTTTGATCTTTTTTCCATCTGCTTGATACAAGCCATACACCGCATTTTCTAAAGAAGCTGCGCCTTGTGCTTTCACACCAGTTTCCGCATCTTCTTTAAAGACACGAATATTTCCTTCTTTTAACACGTTTAGTTTTAAAACTGAAGAAAGAGGATCTGGATAGTTTAATATCCCAATAGTTTGAACTCCTGCTTTTTTATAAACCATTGGAGCACCATAAACTGGTAAACAATCTAAACTTATTGTCGCTTTTTCTGGTGCTTCTTTTGTTGCAGTAATCACTAGTTGATTCCCTTGAATTTTGGCAGTAATTCCTCTTGGCGTGTTGATTTTCACAACATCTTTTAACACATTATTGGTATCTGAAACTTCAATTGTTTGCCCAACTTTTACAGTTTTTGTTTGATTATTAAAAGAAGCTTTTTTTGTTGCGTTATTGATTTTTTGATCAATTTCTTGTTTAAATGCTTCATAATTTAAAACTGGATTGGTTCCGTAAAAATTAGAGTTCAAAACTTCGTGAATATAAAACTGTGTCGCAATCCGACGTTCTAACGATTTATCTATACTTCCAACATAACCAAAATAAGAAATCAAGGCAATTTTCTTTCTAATAGCGGCATCTTTGATATATGTTTCTAATGCAGATTTGTTAAACGTACCTGATCCACCCGGAACCCCTGGTTCCACACAAAATGCCACATGACCATCTACATCAAAAATTTCAATACGGTCATAAGTAAAAGATCGTCCATTCGGTAAAATTGCACTCCCCCAATTTAACCCATTACTTGGCGTAACTAATTGTGAATGAACTTGTCCAGTATTTACAGCACGTTTCATACGTACAGAACGCGTTGTGGACTCTGCCACAAATAAAGTAAGCTGTTCTTCTGTTCTCTTTTCACTTTCTTTTGATTCATTCACTACTTTGTCGGCCTCAGTTTTTGTTTCTTCAGAAACAGCGGACTTGTTTTCTTCTACTACTGATTGTGTAGATTCTTCTAGAATTGACGCATTAGAAGGTGCTACGCCAATCGTTGCTTCATCTGTTTCTTTCTTCGTTTCTTCTGTATCTATATCAGAATTAGACACAGATTTCTCAAGAGCAGTTGGTACTTCTGCTGGTTCAGAAGGTGCTCGAGGTGTTGTTTCTAGCGTTGTTACAGCTGACATTGATGTTTCAACTGGACTATCGCCGGGTCGTTGACTTTCCCCGATAGTTTCATCAAGGACTGCTTTTTCTGTTGGTGCAGGTGCTTCTGTAGCGGGTGTCACATCTGCAGATACTTCTGGGCTCGTTACTTCTTCAGGCGCCGTTACTTTCGCTTCTTCAGAAGTTGAAAACACTTGAGAAGCTGTAACAGAAGGTTCTGTTTCTTCTGCATGTGTTGTCATAGTTCCTGTAAGAAAAGCCACTTGACAAACCACCGCTAGTAAAGCAAACTTCAACCAACTTGTTTTATTTGTCGTCATGACAAAAACTTCTCCTTTTCTTTATTTTTTATTTATATAAAAAACGTCGCTATTTCAAATGATAACGACGTGAATAAGATTCTATTCTATTCCATTCAATCCGGAGATCTCACTCGTGGTAGTTCATTCATACGGACTCCTCCAAACAAAAAAAGCGAGAAAAATTCTTGCTTTTTTCACATCACTATTTTATTGATCTGTTTCATAAAAATCGACTGACCATTTATTAATCGGATCATGGTCTTTATTTAATAAACTAGGAACTCCGAAACCATAACCAAACCATTTACTATTTTCATCTTTGATTTCTTTCCAACCATATGCCATAGCCTCTTCTTCAGAATTAAATACTTTCCCACTATTTCCAATCATTGCTGGAATAGGCTCCTGATCAACTACTGCGGAAGGATCAACTGCTTGAATCGTGGTCGATCCACCTTGTTCACCACTTGTACTTGATTGTGTCGGCGACGTTGGTTTTTCTACTGATTGATCTGATTGCGTTGGTTGATTATCTGCTGGCTTACTTGGTTGAGCTGGTGTTTCTACTATTCCTGGAGAAACTGTTGTCCCAGCAGTAGAGCTAGTTACACCCTCAACAGAACCGCTTGTCACGGTTTGACTGCTGTTTGTATCACTAACAGCACCACTCATTTCTTGACTGCTTATAACTGTTTTACCGCTACTTGCAGTTGTTCCTTGTGCTTTTTCTTCTGCTTGTTTGGCAGGCTCTTGTTTGCCTACAGGTTTATTCTCATCATTCTTATCTTGCGAGGTTACCACTGATTGCGCAACCGTTTCTCCCTTATTATTTTTAGCTGTTACAACATTTCCATCAAAAGTTAAAGTGTTTCCTGCATAGATTAGATCTACATTCACAATCTTATTCAACTCTGCTAATTTTTGAGTAGTAATATTGGTTGCTTGGCTAATGCCACTTAAGGTATCTCCCCAAACAATGGTGTACTTGTTTCCTTGATATTTCGCAATATCTGCTTTGATTTGATCAACTGTTCTTGGTATCCAAATGCCATCTGTTTCGGAAGCGTGTGCTTCTGAACCTCCAGTCACAAATACCACACCAGCTACAGCCCCAACAATCATACTCAATAACATTTTTTTCATCGAATTCTTCCTCCTTACATGATAATAAATTTGTCCGATGAATAACGAACATTCATTTTATTTTTAAAGCAAAAAATATCCGTCTTTTTAAATATTTTAATTTATATTTTTTCGCTTTTTAAGCACTTATTTCCATTGTATTTTCATACAATTGCATCTTTTAAGTAATAAATCTTTCGTAGTTTTCAAAAATCATTCCTACTCATTTTGTTCACCACCGGATTTTTTACTTAAAAGTTTTGTTTTCTTTTTTCTGATCGTTTCTTTTTTTCATACGGTCGATCCAATTCAAGATAAAAAATATTTTTACTATCTTGTTTTAGTTCAAAAGTGTAACGATACACATTAAAATTCACACAATCAGTTTGGCTCTCAAATAAAGAAAGTAGCCCCTTCAATCCAGCAGTTATTGTCTGTTTCTTTGAATTTACTGTCCATGAATAGCTATAATCCGTCGGCTCTTTCATAAACCGAATTGCAAGTATATTTCCTTGTAACATATACTCTGCATACCGACCAAAATTATCTATATGCGGTAACATTGCCTTTGATAACGTGCAACCTGTCTGATTAAAATGAATCAATTTTCTTGTTCCATTTGATGATTTTACCAAATGTTTAGTTCGTAAAGGAATAAACGTCTTAATTCGTGGTTTTTGTTTTTGTAATTTCTTTTCCTCTAATTCTGCTTGGTATGCATCAAAATTAAATCTTCCCATTCTGTTCACCTCACTTCATTATTCATTCAATATATTAAGTATACAATTTCCGATAAAGTATTCGTATTCCCTTCAATAAGACAATGAAGGAAATACCCGATAATCCAAAGACTTAAACAGCACAAAAATAGGATTCCTCCATCAATCACTTTATCCACGATTCATCTCGTTTATCTATAAAAAATAACCTTTAGTTATGGCTCTAGTGCAATAGTAATAACTAAGTAAGTTTTCCCCGCTCTACTATTCTCTAATCACTTATTAAAAATAAAAAAACATCTGAAGCAGAAAATTCAATTCTACTTTAGATGTTTTTTTCCTCTATCATTACCAATTGACAAAGAGCCTAAATATTTTTTTGGAATTTTTTTGTCAAAACAACCAGAGAAGCAACAATAAAGATAAATCCTAGTAAAACAAGATAAATAGCTTCTTTTTCTCCTGTTTTAGGGAATTCTTTCATATGTGTTTCTTTATTAGAAATACTTTTGGCAGATAAAAGACTTGTCTTATTGTGTTTTTCTCCTTCTTTTGTTTGATTTACTTTTGTAGTTTTTGTAGGAACAGTTGGAGTTCCCGGAAGAATTGGTTGATCCGGTTTAACTGGTTTTTCCGGTCTATTTGGTTCTTCTGGAACAGTAGGTTGTTCTGGTTCAACAGGCTTATCTGGTTCTGTTGGTACTTCCGGTTCTTCTGGAACAGTGGGTTGTTCTGGTTCTATTGGTTTACTATTATGAACAACAATGGTTAATAAAGAGTCAGGTTCTATATCTAACGATGATACATTATTGTCAGAATAAGTAACAACATACTCATTTCCTGACTCCCGTACAACATACTCTAAGGGTTGGTTCCCTGCTTCTAATGGTAAATGAGTGAACTGATAGTACCAATTATTTTGTTCATTTAATTGGACGGTATCAATAAGAAATTCTTTATTTCCATATTTAACAAGCAATTCAATTGTTACTTCTTTTTTCTCATTTTCCAGCTCTGCAGACCAATCTTTTTTCACTTCTAAAGTGAAGTCTTTTCCTTTATCTCCAAAAATGACACTACCATTTGTTCCAATCGCTCCACCACGTGCTGCTATGTTATTTTCAAATATAACCGAAGCAGCTTGTCTAGCTAGTTGTAATGCTCCTTCATTAGAAGTAGTTTTTAAGCTGATCGAATGATTTACCACATTACTAATGTCAAATTCAACCTGCTTATCAGAATACCGAGATACTTCTTCATTTTCGTTATCTCCATCAATATACCAATAAACTTTGCCTCCACCTAACATACGAGGGTCTAAAGTAACAAGAAAATCAGTGTCTTTTTCTTTACGAACACTTGTAAAATCGTCTCCACTATGTGTTGCTAAATTGCTATCGAAAGCTACACCATTTGAAACATAAATCTCACTTGTGCCAGTCGGACAATACCAAATACCTCCGCCACTTCCAGGCATTAAAACCACTTTATCTTTTAAGTTACTCATAACTAGTGGAATATCTTTATCATCTACTGCTTGATTGTTATGAATATAGATATTGTTCAGTTTCAAAACATATGGCACACTACTTAAATAAATTCCACCACCATATCTAGTAGCTTCATTATTACGTATGGTTGCTTTTTTTATGATCGTATCATCACTTGAAATGTACAACGCTCCACCTACAAATGCATGGTTGGAATCAAAAAGGCCATCATTAATGGTTAAATGTACACCATAGCCCATTCGTTTCCATTGCTCATGAGTATAATCTTTTGCGATGGGATTAATTGTATTTCCAGTATCAGATCCTAAAATGTAGCGATCACTTGTCCCTATAACACCACCAAATTGACTATTGTTTTTACTGAAATAACCACCGTCTATTGTTCCATTACTTGCCCAATCAAAGAACAATACACCGCCACCATTATCAGAAGTATTATTGATATACTTTCCATCAGAAATAGTTGTTGTTCCTTTTATCCCAGTAAAAATTACACCGCCATGAACAGCAGAATGGTTTCCCTCAAATATTCCTCCGTTAACTGTTACTAAACTTCCAGTATTTGCAATTACTGCTCCACTGTCATACAGTGTGCGATTATTAAGAAATTGCCCATTATTTATTACAACTTCTCCTTGATTTCGAACCCCTATCCCAGCAGAAGAACTTTCTCCATTTAACAAATCTCTCGTTGGAGATAATGAAGCATTGCCAATCGTTTGGGAATGGGACAAAAGATTTCCTTTGAGAAGACCATCATTAAAAATCAATTTCCCACCATTTACATATAAAGGAGCAGACTGCATTCCTGAATTATAGGAATTTTGAAATGTCGCATGATCAATAATTACTTCAGCATCTTTATGAACTGTGATAAATGTTCCTTTATCAGAAGTATTGGTCATGTTTTCGTATCTATTTTTTTCAATTTCTTTTCCTAATCCGTCAAAAATAATCGAGTCATTAGTTTCTCCTGCTAACGTAAATCGACCAGATAAAACATTAAACATTGTTTTACCTAATGAAGAATTGTTATCGTTTTTCAAATCAAAAATAAACAACACTTTTTCATTCGGACGATTACGCAACGTAAGATCTTTAGCGACTGTGATTGTATCTGTAAAATGATATTCTCCACCTGAAACCCAAATTTCTTGCGAACGACTTGGATCTTCTAATGTTTCTTTTAGCGATTGAAAACTGTTATTTTCTGAAGAAGAACGATTTGCTTCTCTTTTTTCTCGTATTAGTAAAGAGGAACTCGTTTCTGTAGAACTTGGAGAACTAGATGTAGCTGTTAAATCAGATTCTTCATCTACCAAGACAGATTTCTTATCAGCTTCCTGTTCCAAATTTTTTTTACTAGATTCATTCAAAACAGCGGTTTCATTGCTAACTTCAGAATCTACATTAGAGTCTACATTTTCTATAGGTTGAACATTTGTTTTTTCTTCAACCTCAACATTTTCTGAAGAATCGTTTGCTGATTGATTTTCAGTTTCTTCTAAATCAGCATCTTTTTCTGCAATGGCATTCTCTGTAAAGTTTTCTACTGAATTTATTTTCTCTTCTTCAGATGTAACAGATGTCATTGTTGGGGATATTTCTGAATCTGGTTGTTCTTCCGCAAAAGCATATGTGCTAAATATTCCAAGACTTAACAAAGAAAACAACAACAAGAATATACCAATCAATGGCGTTCTTTTCTTTGTCACTTTCTTCACTTCCTTCACTTCCTTCATCTATTGTTAAAGAATAAACAATAACCAGCAATTCTCCTTTCCGTTTTTTATTTTCTTTACAAAATTATTTTACAAATGCCACTCACTTTTTGTCAACAAAAAATGAATGTTCATTCTAATCATCATAGCAACTTTTCTTCCTATAGCACATGTATATTTTTCAGATTCATCTGACTATCCAAAGTAGTATGTTTCTAATCCCCTTTGCTTTAGATAGATAAAATAATTCAAAACATTCATTCACTTCTTTTATTTTTCTTTAAAACAAAATAAATCTTATTTTTCTTTCCGATTTTTCGATCAATTCGTTTTAGAAAAGAAAAATCTTTCATTTGACTATAAAAAAACCTTCTCTCTTCTTCCTCCTTGAATAAAAATAAACAGTCATCAAAAGAGAGCTCTTTTCGATTCGTGGCTTCCATGTATGCAATCAAATACTGTTCACTAAATAAAACACTTCGATTACTCAAATACACCATTACTCCCTTCTTTTAGACCGATTAACAAAGTTTTTTCGACCATTTTTTTCTGTCCTGACATTAAAATAATACAGTGATTACTTCGTTCATTTTGTCACCTTTCATTAATCAACTTTCACAAAATATTCAAACAAAGTTTGAATTGACGAGGAGGTGAACAAAATGATTGAAGTGATCCAAAACATCATGATACGAATAATCATGATAATCGAATTTGCTTGGAAACATAAAATAGGAACAGCTTTTTTTCTACTCCTATTTTTCGGCGACTCTATTAGTTATTTCTTTTTTAGAGTTCTTCTTGAAGCAATATTCGAACTGTTGTTAGAAGTAATAGAAAGTATAACTACTATTGCTTTCTAACAAAAACAGCCCAGTTGGGATTTTCTAATTAGGTTCATTTTTGATACAACAATTGATTGTATCAATCAAAAAGAAAGCTTTTGTTTTCCTCTTGATTCGTACAGTCCATTCTTTTATGGTTGAACAATGTCATTTGCAATTTCCCATTCAAACCATTCTGCAAAATCTTGTTTAAAGTCATCGACTCGGTATTTGTTCTGTAAATAAGCATCTTCTGAAGTCGCAGGATCTAAGTAGGTTGGTTTATTTTCTGGACGAGCATAAACACCTACCCATGTCACATAGTCACTTTCAAAATAACTATCTACGATATAGCCTTTCTTTTTTAGAATCTCTCGCACTTGATTCCTAATACTATCTACATTAGACGGTTTGTAATCACTAAAACGTTCCACAAAAGAATTAAAATTCTTACGACATATATGGACACTATTTAATGCAAAACGGAATCTTTCCCAGACTGCGAACTGTTCTTCGGTTAATTGATCACGATACCTTGAATAGCATTGTTCTCTTCGGTTCTCTACACGTTTATATTTTTCAAGTTTAGAAGAAACAAATTCAAATAACTCATTTAAATGAGGAATGGTTAACGTTCCTTCTTTATCCATTTCTAACGCTTTGTTCGTTCTTCTATCCCATTCTTCAATAAAGTCCGAAATTTCATTTGTTCGATTCTCTGCTTCTTTTGTTAATTGTTGGATTACTTTCTTTTGCTCAAGTTCTTCCATTAACTTCCCTCCTGATACTGAAACATTTTGTATTATTCATTATAACTTTTGTTATAATGGTTACTTATTCTAAAAAGAATCAGTAAAAACTGGTTCTTTTTTTGTTTCAAAACAATAATCCACTCTTTCCTAAAAAGTAAATAGAATAAAATAGAGTCCTTCCTTTTATTCTATTTATTAAATAATTGACTTTTAGTCTTGTTTAGCCGGGGAAATGGACACACTGGTAGCGTATCATTCGACGTCGCGTTTTTTAAGAGAAATTCTTAGAAAAGACCGTACTAGCCCCGCGTTGTCCGATTATTTCCTCAGAAAAGATCCCTCAATTCTGTAGAAATAACTCCATCTTCTTGCTGGTTCCATTTCCCCAAACAAGAATTTGGCCGATCCACCTACCCTGACCGTTACTACGCCCTCATTACCGCGCGTTGACCGTGTAAGCATTCCCCACAGATTCCCGAGTTTCCATGACCTGGATTCCCGACGCTGCAGCGGACGACATATGCACTAAACATATGCCAGGTGTCGCTGTGCCTTTTTGATTCGGAAGCACTACAGACCTGTACTTATCTGTAGCTTATCAGGCTAACTCCCGCTAGGATTATATATATATTATTGGATTGTGACCTAGCAACTTATATTTATATGTTATGAATAAATGAAGTAAGTATCTTTTATTTTGAACAAAATGATCGACTCAAAAAGAATGCTAATTTAATTTGGCTTGACGTATATATTTTCTACGTCGTTCTTTTTGATAGTGTCGTTCTAATTTATTCACTTCCCAAAAAGGAAGATTCAGGAGACGAGCAATGACTTTTTTCGATTTATTCAATCGGACTAGCTGTTTGTATTCTTCGTACTTTGTACGTCTCACTACTTTCATAAACTGAATCCAACAAATCGTTACTCGTAAATAAGGAATGTTTTTCCGCTTCAACAATCGCTTCGTCTTTAATCGGGCAATATCCATTGCATTCTTTTTAGATTTATCGAATGTTGTTATATGAAACACATGCATCTTATTTTCGCCATTTCGTTGAACAGCTACCGTTTCAATAACCCATTGAAAAAGTCTCATTGGCTACCTCCACATAAAAAATACTTTGAAATGTAAAGAGCTATTACTAACTCTTTGCACTTCAAAGTATAATCCACCTAAAAACATACACTGCCCAATAACCGCACACATATACTCATTTGTTTGTGCAAAAATCGTCGGATTGTCTCCAAAATACTCAATCAATTGTTGGATATTTTGACAACAAGCCACAATCTCTCGAAGTGTTTGATTGGTTTTATCTGAATTCAAAATCTCCCCTTCCTTCTACCTTAATCGAGTAGAGGCCCGAACGCATAGGTTCGCACCCCTCTCACACCACCGCACAAGCCGTTCAGCATACGGCGGTTCAATTTATATTGCAGTATGCACTTTTAAATAATAATCTACGGAAAAAGGAATGCCTCTTTGCTTTAGTCGCTTATTTGATAGAGCTCTGTGAACTACCTTTGATAATCCAATAAATCGATAGCTCTTTCTGCAATACGTTAAGCCTTTGGCTTCTTCTTCTGGTATCCCTAACTGAACCAAGGAACGAATTCTCTTTCTATCGTTCTTCCACTGTTTCCAGATAATGACTCGGATTCTTGACCGAAGTTTTGCGTCTATTTCTCTGAGTTTTCCTTTCATTTTTGCTTTGCGAAAGTAGTTTACCCAACCATAAATGACTTGTTTAAGTTTCATGATTCGTTCATCAAGAGAAATACTTCTGTTCCTCTTAGTCCATTGGCGTAATTTGCGCTGAAATTTCTGAACGAAGTCCTTATGAGGCGTTGGCTGATATTTCTTTGTATGACTATCAAAGTAAAAACCGAAACCTAAAAATTTTGTGCTATTTGGACGACCTATTTTACTTTTCTCTGCATTGACGATCAGCCCTAACTTCTTTTCGATAAAAGTCGTTACAGACTGTAGCACTCGCTGTGCTGCCTTCTCGCTTTTGACAAAAATGATACTATCATCTGCATAGCGGACAAAATGTAGTCCTCTTGATTCTAGTTCTTTATCAAGTTCATTTAGCATAATGTTGCTCAATAGCGGACTTAAATTACCGCCTTGCGGGGTACCGATAGGTGTGTCTTCATATTTTCCACTTTTCATGACGCCACTTACTAGATACTTGCGGATGAGAGAAATCACATCCCCGTCTTCTATCGTGTGTGAGACAATTCGCATAAGCTTGTCATGGTGAACAGTATCAAAGAACCGCTCTAAGTCAATATCCACTAGCCAATCATAGCCATTATTCATAAAGTCTAGGGTTTGGATAATCGCCATTTCACAACTACGATTCGGTCGAAAACCATAACTATACGTACTAAATTGCTTTTCAAAAACGGTCGTGAGGATTTGGCTAATCGCCTGTTGGATGACCCTATCCACTACTGTGGGGATACCTAATTGACGTGTTTTGCCATTTCCTTTTGGAATTTCAACTCGTAACGTTGGTTGTGGATTGTATTTACGTTGGCGGATTTGAGAACGAAGTTCTTCTTTATGTTCCCTAAGATACGCCTTTAATTCCTCAACTGAAATTCCATCCACACCGCTTGCTCCTTTATTACGATAAACACGTTTGTAAGCTTGGTTCATGTTTTGATTACTCAAAATTTTTTCTAAAAGTTCCATACTCGCTTCTCCCTTTTCCTTTCATGTAACGAAAGACACTTCACTTTTGACTATCCTTTGAGATACGCTCATACTTTCATCATTAACACATTCAGAAATATATCTTTCGTGCATTCATGGTGTAGAAACACTATAAATTGTTCAGTCCTTCATGGAAGAAAATTTCCACTACTATGACATCGGCTGACTTCTCACGATAAACCTTTTTCGACCGATTTTCTTATTAGGGGACTCCTTAATCGTCCGTGAGATCTCCCAGGGTAAGACAACTAACTTTCGTCTTTTACTCGCCTGATTTACCCGATAAGTTTACGCACATCTTTTGGACTTTGGTTTGTATAGGAACCTCATCCACTTATTCGAGCCTTAGTATCAGATTTCTGTTCGTCGAGCCAAGAGTTTGATACACGCTTCCTTCAGCTACATCCTCACGGATGCCACCTTGCGTTTCTCTAGCGATTGGTCGATGTGTCCCCTCGCAGTGGACTTTCACCACCTAGTTAGTTGCCATGCCTGGCGCACGATAAAAAGAATAGGAAGACTCCTTCCTATTCTTTCAAAAAAACCTTATTTTTTCTCTTTTTCCTTAGAATCAACACTTGGTTGTTTTTGATCTAAACCTTTTTCTTGTGATTGTTTCAGATTAGGATTATTTGTTGGAGCTTCTACTTTCTCTAATCCTTTCGCATAAATCACTAAATCTGAATATTCACGATTGCCATCTTGTGCTGGAATATATACCACATGATACTCTGGATCAATTAATTTCACAGGATCACGTCGTTTAAAACCAGTCAAATCTACATCTGCTGGAAATTTAACTCGTCGTGCAATCTTTGGTTCATCTGGATTTCCAAAAACTAATTGTGCTCGCTGTGATCGAATTTCTCCCGTATAATCGCCTGTTTCATTATCAAATACACGATCAGACTCTTCTAATGCGCCAAAGCGTACGGCTCCTAAACAAGTTTCATCTAATGCTTCTGTAATATCATAATTATTTGGAAATTTTAATCCCATCTTACAAAACCTCCTCAATTTTTACGCCAGTTAAAAAGACACCAACATCTTGATAGCCAGTTGTTCGACGCTCTGTTTGTCCCATATCATTTGTTTCACGACTATTCACTCGTTCTTTACGAAAAACAAAATAAGCTTCTTCAAATGAAATACGCACCTCTTTTTCTGGTAATCGTAATCTTTTATCCTCTTCAGCTGTGAGATAAACAAAAAAAGCAGGCTGTTCTTCTCGCGAACATTCTGCTTGTAATTGAACATATCGCCCAGACACACCATTAATTTCCTTTGGTGGATTAGGTTCCCGTGAACCCAATAAAAATACTTGACCTAAAAACTCTTTCTTCATACGCAATGCTTTTTCTGCCATAAAGTTTTTCCTCCTCTTAAAAACCAAAATAAATTCTAAATATTTCTACATTACAATCAAACAAGCGGTTAAAAATCCTAACCGCTTGTTCCTCATGCCTAATCTTTGGCTTTACGTACTTTATAAAGTGTTATACCTAAAACAATGACTAATACTACTAATCCAAGAACCATAAGTATACTACTTGTTTGTTCGCCTGTTTTTGGCAACATTGGTACAACAGTAGCTGCTTTAACCCGTTGTTCTGGTTTCACTGGTTGCGGTGGTTTTGGCGCTTCCACAATTTGAACCGTTTGATCTTTGTTTGTTAGATCTACATTGTGTTTCGCCACTTCTTCAAACGTTTCTTTCTCATCTTCCGTTTTCGCTTGCAGCCATTCCGCAAAACTCAAGCCTTTTCCTGCAAGATTGCGACCGTCCACTAAGAATTCAAATAAGAATTCCATCATTTCTTTATCGGCCGCAAAGACTTTTTCCGCATGAGTGCCTTCAAATGGTGTGCCGTCTGGTGTTAAGTAGCCTTGAACAATTAAGCGATAGATTTGACCAATCGCAAGACCGTCTACTTTGACCCATTCAAGCACAGTTTGATTTGGCAAGGCCAAGATCTCTTTTCCGCCATTTTTATTCGTCGCTTTCGTCGTAATGGTTGGATTACTGATTTTGATGGTTTGGTCATTGTCGGTAATATCTGCGTGAGAAGCCAATAATACGCCTTCTCTAAACAGATCTTCAAAGACCACGACTTCTTTGCCTCGCAACGCACGTGCGTCTAGAATAAAGTCTAGATTGACTGTACCATCCGTTGTTTCTGCCACAAACGTTAAGGTACTTGTGACTTCTTTTCCATCTACTAGCACTGGTTTTTCCGTTACTTTGTCCATTAGAACACCGTTGACTGTGTATGTTTTTCCAACGACCAAATCGTGGTATTTCACAGCGTCTGTAATGGTGACTTTCGTTAATGGATTAACCTCTTTCAAGCCAGTGGGTTTATGTGTAGCCGTTGTACGTACACTTGGGTTCGTTCCCTTTGTCGTTGATGTCTTTATGGTTTGCTAGTTCTTCATCATTTCTAAAAAGACTTTCAAACACGACGATTTCACGACCATTTAAACCTGTCAAATCAAAGGTAAATGGTACGATCACCGTTTCATTTTCTGCTTTGGCAATAAAGCCAACACTCGTTTCTACCGTATTTCCATGCACAAGCAAGGGTTCACCGGTTGCTTTATCCATTAAGATCCCTTTGACCAAGTATGCTTTTCCTGGAAGAATCTCGGTAATTTCAACGGTATCGTTTAAGGTAAACAATCCTGTTGGGTCTGCGACTGTCAATCCGTCTTCAAAGACAGCCGTGGTATGAACGGTTGGATTATTCACTTTCACACTTTGGGCTTCATCGTTGATATCCGCATGTGCTGCAACTTCAATGCCATCACGGAAAAGTTTTTCAAAAACAACAATCGTTTGACCTTTCAGAACACTAGCATTAACCACAAATTCAAGGTCTTTTGTGCCATTGGCTTTGTCTGCAATAAAAGCCAAGGTACTTGTGATTTCTTTGCCATCTTGTAAAATTGGCACATTCGTTGCCTTGTTCATCAATACTCCTGAAATGGTGTATTCTTTGCCGACAAACAGGTTGGTATAAGAAACACTGTCTTTAATGACGATCGTTTCTAATGGATCAACCACTTTTTCACCATCGGCTTTATTTGACGCTTGTGTTTCTAGTTTTGGCGGAATCAAGTAGTTACGTACAGAAACCAATAACGTTTCGCCATCATCTGGCGCATTTTGTTTGAATGTAATAGTGAATGCTTGTTTGTCTGTATTTGGTTGGAAACTTTCTAATGGTGTATTTTCGATAAAGTAATAGTTATTGGCAACTAGACCTTTCACTAAAATCTCACCATTTTGATCGGTGATATATTCACCAAGAGCTTTCCCTGCTTGGTTATACAGAGTAAAGGTGACACCAGCAAGCGGTGTTTTCTTCTTGTTCCATTCTTCATACTTGAACAATTTCACGTTTTTCCGTGCTTGACGGTTCGCAAAATGGATCACTTTGATTGGTTCTGTATCATTGGTAATCGAGAACACCAATGGGTTTTGATTCAAAACGTAATTTACGGGCGCTTTGATTTCTTCCAAACGATAACGATCTTTTCCATAAGTAAGTGTACCGTTAGTTAAGAAAAAGCCTTTTTCATTGGTTTTAAAGATATCCGTCGTTTCTGTATCATTTGGAATCTCCATTGTGACATAACGATTGGCTAAGGTATCAAAAATCTTGAATTCTGTATTAGCAAGTGGAATCACTTTTCCTGTTTCTTGATCCACTTTCACCACTTTAAGACGTTGTTCGATTACTTTGTCTTCTAAAATATAATGGAAGGTTTGCCCTTGTTCAGAAATTGTCACTTCGAATGGTTCAAATAGTTTATACCCTTCTTTTCCTTTGGTTTCAGAAAGAATGTACGTATCAAAGACAACAGTATTTTTACCAAAGCTAGCGTAACCATCTTTGTCTGTGACAACTGTTTTCACCACTTGACCAGTTGTTTTTGACGTCAAAGAGATTTCAATACCAGCTAATTTTGGTTTATTATCTGGATTGGTTGAATCGACTAAGTCTTTATTAGCAACTTTCACTAAATCAATGGTTCCTTTGATCACTTGATCTTTTGCGGTTGCATTGACAGTTTTTCCAGGTTCAACGACAATTTCAATTGTTTCATCAGAAAGTACATAGCCTTTCGGCGCTTTAATTTCTTTTAAAACATATTTGCCAGGATCAAGATCTTTAATTTCTGCCTGTACTTTACCGTTAATATTTTTCAACGTGATTTCTTTGATCTTTTTCCCATCTACTTGATACAAGCCATACACCGCATTTTCTAAAGAAGCTGCCCCTTGTGCTTTCACATCGGTTTCCACATCTTCTTTAAAAACACGAATGTTTCCTTGTTTCAAAATGGTCAAATTGACAACAGAGTCACCAGGTTCAAAAGGATTCAATACACCAATTGTTTGGGCACCTGGACGACGATACGCTAATGGCGCACCTAATGCTTCAATCTGATTGAAGTGAATTTTTGCCTTTTCTGGTGCTTCTTTTGTGACTGTGATCCATGCTTCATTCCCATGAATAGATACATTGACACCTTTTGGCTTTTTAATGTCTTTTACACGTTGTAAAAAGTCATTGCCACTTTTTACTTTTAACGTTTCGCCACTTTTTACCGTATGTGTTTGATTATGAAAGGTAGCTCTTACATCAAAATTATTAAGCAAACGTTGAATTTCTGCTTTTCTACGATCATATTCAATACGGATATTTTTAATTGGGATTTTTGTGCCCAAAACTTCCCAAATCATAAATTGTGCCGCAATGTATTGTTCATCGGATTTGTCTTTGTTTGTGACATATCCTAAATAAGAGATCAAGCTTGTTTTTTTCCGTACATTTGAATTTTTCAAATAGTTTTCCAAAGCAGTAGCTGTATAAACTTGTCCTTCTGCGGCTGCGACACCAGGCTCAATACAAAACGCCACTTGTCCATTAATCTCAAAACGAACCATGTAATTTAAAGTGAAGTTTGGATTATTCGGACTAGAAGTAACACCAATATTTTCGCCCCAATTAATTTTTCGACCACCTAAAACAGCTGTATTGGTTGTACGGCGAACACGAACCGAACGATTGGTTGGTACTGTTACTAACAGTGTAGGTGTACCTGTTTTTGGAATGTCCTGCTCTTTTTTCTTTTGATCTTCAATACTAGCCGTAGATTCTTTGTTTGATTTCGTTGGTTGATTTTGACTAGCTGCGGTTGAAGAGATTGTTTTTTCAACGTTTTCCTCATTTTTTCCTTCTTTGTCAGCAGTAGCCGCTGCTTGTTCCACTGTTTCTTCTATTCGTTGCTTTTCTTCCGCTTGTTTCTCAGAAGACTCTGGCTTCACAGAAGGCGTTGCTTCGGCAGCTTTTTCTCCTTCTGGAGTGGACGTTTCTGAAGCAGGGATTGTAATTGAGGCAGTTTCTTCAACTGGTTGTGAAGTAACAGGACTATTCCCTGGGTGTTGTGTTTCCCCAATCGTCTGATCGAGAGTCGTTTTGGAATTGACCGTTGGCGCTTCTGTCACAGGGGCCTGTTCAACAGTGGCTTCACCAGCTGGGACCCCGGCTTCTGCTGGTTGGACTTCTGTCACTTCAGAAGCGACTTGGGCAATGGCTTCCACCGTAGGTTGTGTAGCCGTCGTTTCTTCTGCATGTGCTTGAGCAGTTCCCACCAAGAAACAGAATTGAGAAAAGGCCACCAATGCGAGTGCTTTCAACCAATTCATTTTCGTTTTTGCATACACAAGAATTCCTCCTTTTCCTGAGAATTTTATATAATAAAACAAAACGCCGTTACCAAAAGTGATAACGACGTGAACTGTCTCTTCTATTTTTATCTGGCGCTCTTATCTGAACACATTTCATCAATGATTTTACCCTCCCACTATAATTACAGAACAAAAAAAGAACCTGCTTCGTGGAAATCAACTGTCCATTTCCCAATTGGAATACCAGCTTTATTGGCAACTTCACCATCACCAAATCTCATGCCATACCAATTACTACCTTCATCCTTAATTTCTTTCCAACCATATGACATAGCTTCATCTAACGAATCAAAAATCATGCCACTGTTGCCAATTGTTGCAGGATCTGGCTTAAGATCTTCTGGAAGAGAAATATCAATCACACCATAATGATCCGATTCCCCAGTATTATTGTCATTACTAGCTACTGGTTTGGTTGTTCTACTGGCTTATTTTGATACAACAAGTACGCTTATTCTTCTTTTACTTCTCCGTTTTCAATTTCCCATTCAAACCACTCCGCAAAGTCTTGCTTAAAACCATCTACTCGATACCTATTTTGTAAATAGGCATCTTCTGACGTCGTAGGATCTAAATAGGTAGGTTTATTCTCTGGACGAGCATAGACACCTACCCATGTTTCGTAATCTCCTTCAAAATAACTATCTACCAAATAGCCTTTTTTTCTAAGAATCTCCCGAACTTGATTTTTAATTATTGATACTTGTTCAAAACCATCACTCATTCTATCACCTCAAATAACTCTAGATTCTCATAAATATTCCCGACAATTTCAATACTATCAATGATCTCTAACAAATCGCTACTTATGCTTCCCCATTCGTATAAGAATTTCCCTTCCGCAAAATAAATTTTCCATAAACTTCTTCATGATCGTCCCAACCAATATCACTCTCGAAAAATTCCACGTTGTTCTTATCTTTTAGCTCAGTAAATGCCATAAGTTCAACATGTTTTCCAACCTCGAAACAATCACACCACCCATCAACCGTTACACGTGTGCCTTCAATACCTAAGAAAATTTGTCCTCGTGTATTAAACACTAAAACTTTCCGCATTTTTTGCTCATTAATTAATCACGCGCGAAATCTAGGAATCACAACTTGTTCGCTTCTTCTTTATAAAATAAAAAAACTCCAATAATCGGAAATTACTATCTTTTCCTCATTCCTTTTTTAAATCTTCATACTTCTTCTTATCTTTGTCCTAACCTAATAACACAAATTTTGAAGAAAAACTCAGTAAAACCTGATTCTTTTTTATCTTTACAACAACCAACTTTTTCTTCAGATCCTTTTACTAGAACTTGTATACAAAAATTGTTGAATGCTGATACAATTTGCGGTTACTTGAAAAAACGATAGATGTAAAAAGATAAATAGAATCATTTTTTATTCTATATCAGTCTATGATTCATTGCTTATCAATCACCCAACCCATTCGATGCCATTTTTTTAAGAGAAATTTAAAAAAGACCGTACGAATCTCGCATTGTCCGATTACTTTTCCAGAAAAGATCCCCAATTCTGTATAAATAACCCTATCTTCTTGTTGGTTTCATTTTCTCATATAAGAATTCAGTCAATTTACCCACTATGACCATTACTACTTCCAACACAACCGACATATTAACCACGTAAGTATTCCCTCACAGATCTCCGAATCTCCATGGTATGGATTCCCATCCTGACGCTGCAGAGGACAACATATTTCATGTGGCTCTGTACCCTTTTGATTTGGAAACACTACAAATCAATACTCATCTATAACTTATCAAGCGAACTTTCGCTAGGCTTCTAGTGATTACTAAATTGTTGGATAACATACCTAGCCCATTTTATCTAGCTGTTATTCATAACAGTTATTTCTTGTATTACTTCTTCCGCTTGTGTTGCCATTGAGCTTGTCAAAAAGTTACTTAGAAAAAAACTGCCAGTAAAGCAACTTTCAACCAACACTTTTTGTTTCTTATCATATCAAGAAACCTCCTTTATTATTTTTTTATAATAAAAAACGTCGATAACTTAATAAGTATCGACGTAAACTATTTATTATGTTCTTAATCAAAAAATCTAAAGAAGTGTAGCCTATATATGCATATTGTATCTAGATTAGTATTTGGTACATTCCTATCATCCCCTTATCTGCTACTCTCATTTTGAAATTGAAGTAGAAAAATCCCAAACTCATGTGTCCATTTAGCTTTTAAATCGATATTTTTTTACCTTTTGTAATAGAAATAAGTATTTTTCATTCACAACTCTATTTTCTATTAGAATACAAAGTTTATGCAGTAGTGTAAAAATAAGCAGTAAATTCAGTATTGTATTTTAAACCTCATAAAACATGAATAAACTGCTATGAATATTTAAAGAATGGTACAGATAAAAACACTGTTGAAAAATACTTTGTTTATTCATGTCTTGGACATATTATTTTTTGATCTACACCGCAAATTATTTCTCTGTTTTTTTATTTTGATTTTTCTATAATCATATCCAATTTCGCTCATCAATTCTTCCCATGTCTTATTGGTCCGTCTCATAATTGTATACACAGATGGAAGATGTTTTGATTTTGAATAGTTTTGAAATTTTGTCATAGATAAATCATCTTCCATATTAAGTCTAATTATTTCATTCTTAAGCTCTAAAAGTATCTCAAAATTAGTTAGTCCCTTATTCACTTCCTTTTTAAATAGAAAACGAATGTCGCCCAATCTATTCTTTAAAGTGCTTATACACGGAACATCTTTACCAACAGACTTTTTTTCATAAACGCGTTGTGATTTTATTTTTTCTGAATCAATAAATATTTGTGCCACTTTTATTAATTCATCGGTCTCCATTTTAGCCCATTTTTTAGATCCGCTATTGTCAATTCCAATGCTGTTCAGCAAATTATTCCACGAGCCATATTTATTAATAATAAACCACATGCTGGGAGCTGAGTTTGGATTTTTCGATAACTGTTTCTGATATTCTCGACTAGATTTTATTTCGTATGTTTCAATAAACTGACTAATTGTTAAAATAATTTTTAAATCGCTTTGATCCTTCCAAACAATACGCTTATCTTTTCCCATTACAAAAAAACTCCTAGAATTATTTAAATAGAAACCTATCACATTAACTTTTTAGCACAATGGTATATGTTTTGCTATTTTCGAAAACATTCAACCTTTTAAGCAACTCGGGTTCAAAAATTGCTAAATTCGGTAAGTGTTTTGGTATTTTTCGTATTAAATTTGTCGTCAAAATGACTACTAAATTTTTCGATATTTTGACGATAATAGTAGTCAATATTGGGAGATTCAGGACAATTTGAGAGAATATTAGAAAAAAAGGCTCAAAACACTTTCAAAATGTGATAGAGAAAAAAGAAAAAGTCCTTGATATACAAGGACTTTTCACAGATTTCAGATTTCCAAGGAAGTTTTCCGTGTTTATCTTCTGATTTCTTTGATACGAGCAGCTTTTCCGTGTAATGCACGTAAACAAAACCACTATATTCTATTATGTATCTAATACCCTCAAAACAGCTATAAATCAACAATACCGACATATAATAAACACTATGTTCAATCTGAGATATATCAAAGGTAAACGTATTTTTGCCCCCTTTTTGCCCCTCAAATATCGCTTTACAACGAGAACGTAAGTTCGTATAATCGTTTTGAGGTGATTTTTATGATGGAAGACTTTATTAGAAAAAATATCAGTGATGAATATGCAGACTTTTATGAGCAAAGCAGCAAAAAAGATAAATTCCAGATGGATGTTTCAATCTTAGCTATATTAGCTTTTTCCGAAAATAACCAACCTGTAATTGCGAAAAAAGAAACAGTATTATCTGAAGGCAAAATAAAAACTCGATATATATTAGAGGTAGAAACTAAGTTTAAAAATAGATCGGAGTAATGGCTATGCTTTTTAATGAGACGCAATTATGGTTTAAATTTGATCCTTCGAATAGATTTATCAAAGATTTTTATAAAGTATGGGATTCAGAAGTTTTCTTTTTAGCAATCGAAGATAGTTTATTAATCAATCTCTACTATTCTAATAAGAACTATTTCAAAATTCCTGCTGCGAAAACTAGAATGAAGAAGGATGTATATTTTTTGTTTGATATCGTGACTGACGTGCCAGACGCACGTAGCGATCATCGGCGTTATGACTATATAAAGTATACTTTCGTTGATCCAGAAAGATACAAAGATTAAATAAAAAAATAACAAACAAACTCGCTTGAAATTCATTAGGTGAGTTTGTTTATTATTTTTTCTGCTTCTCGATTCATCAGCGCCATATCTGTTTTCGTAATGGTTTCATTAGGAATATAGTCAGCACATTTTCTTTTCTCTAACATTCTATACCCACTATTATGTATTCCTAAGGTATTCAATTCCTTAACTGTTGAAAACAAATTCCAAACGGTTTGGTGGCTTCCTTTTCCGCTACTTCCATTATAAATAATATCATAATTTTCTTTCAAATACTCATCAGATTTTTTAAAAGCACTGTAGTATGCTCTTGAAACAGCAGTTCTTCTATAAGATTCTTTAGAATTATATTTATCATCTGATTCAATTTGTTTGGAAATAGATAAATATTCATTAAAGTCAAACATTTTATTCCCCCAAAGTTGCTACTACAGATTTCCCCATATATTTATAGTCAGATAATACATTATCGAGAGTATCCAAAACATCGTAATCTGAGGAAAACAATTCAGATGTTGTTTTGATAACAAAGAAATACAAGTTTAAATCTTCATCATATTTTATATTGATTTCAGCTTTTCTTTTTAAAACCGTATTTATCACATCAAAAATTTTGCCATCATTACTTGAAATTGTGTTAATCTCATTTTTTGTAGTAATTACAAGTTGATTATCATTTTTAGTTTTCGGAGTAGAACTTGCATCCACAACAACTGGAGATGCTAGAATTACCGATGCGCAAGCAAAAATCGCAGCAAAATTTATTAAGCTACCACTCCGATGTGTATTTGATGGTACTATATCAAGCATCCGTATCGTCTCCTTAATTTTTTTCCACTGGTTTGTTGACCTTGATATCAAAGATTTGCCTTCCAATCTCAGTTCCATTAAATTTAACAACAGCATAATGCTCTCCTGCTTCTTCAACCAAGACATTTCTGGCGTTTATATTAAAGTTTATATCGTTAACTTGAGGAGGCAAGCTTACCGATACTTCACCCGTAGAAAAAATTTGTTTTTCATTCTTGTTTAAAACTTCAATTTCTACTATTTTTATCTTTTCTGTATCCTCTATCTCAGACACCACAGCTGTTACAGAAAATGATAAAGCAGTAGGAATTAAAGGCGCATTAATAGAAAGAGCTGGATTAATTACTTTATTAATAACATTAGTGCCAAATTGCTGACTTTCTACATCTTCTGAAATTATTAATTGTACTCTATAAGACATTGATTTCTCCTAATTTTTACATTTATTTAATAAATTTATGTTTCACTTTTGCTAGTCAATTTAGTTTAACAATAGTAACAAAGCTTTGTCAACGGAAATATTAGCTAATTTTGTAAGCATATTTATAAGTATATTTGTAAGCATATCTGACATTTAATCAGTAGTAAAAGTGCCTCTATATAAGGAACAAACTGTTTTTTTACTATCTAAATTCGTATACAGTTTTACTAACAAATTAGCTAACAATATTAGCAACTATATCAACAACTATATGTACTTCCCCTCAAAAATGATGTGCACCCCAAAAGTTAGACTAGAAATCTAATTAAAAGGGGTGCTTTTTTTGCGGAAATATACATTTGTTTTTAAGAAAAAAGTAGTTTCAGACTATTTAAATAACGAAGGCGGCTACAAATATCTTGCACATAAATATCAAATAAATCGTACACTGGTTAGACATTGGGTAAGGATTTATAACTATCATGGTTGGGAAGGCTTGGTTGGAGGTGGCAAAAGCTACACTACAAAATTTAAACTTGATGTTATAGAATATATGGAAACAAATGGTCTTTCTATCCAAGAAACTGCTAAAAAATTTAATATCGGTTCAAATAGAACTCTAAGTAAATGGATAGAGCAATATGAAGAAGGCGGTGCTTCTTCACTTGAGAGCCAAAAAAGGGGCAGAAAAATTAGTATGAATTCCAAGCTAAACATTCCTAAAAAACTTAAAGATGAGTCTCTTGAAGAAGAAGTTATTCGTTTAAGAGCAGAGAACGCATATTTAAAAAAGTGGAATGGCAACACTTTTTTTGACAAAAATTATAAGGTGTTGTGAATGCTGCGGTGTTATGGCTACGATTGCCCTTGACAATGAGCATCCTCGGATCTGATTTTCTCCGGCAGAAGCACAATCATTCAATTACGCTGCCTCTCCAGAGGTATCAGATCCGCGCTCATTATCAAGGATTCGCTTCGCCAATCTCTGTTGTCGAATTTGGATCGGTGTTTCATACGCCAACGTGCCATGTAAGCGTAGATAGTTCCACCAATGCACATAATCAAACAATTCTAGACGTAGCTGTGCCAGTGTCTCAAATTGGTATTGATGCACGAATTCTACTTTGACAGATTTATAGGTTGATTCCACAACGGCATTATCATACGGACAACCCTTCCTACTCAATGAACGAGTAATTCCAAAACCATTCAGAATCTCATGAATGGTTTGGTTATCAAATTCCTTTCCCCGGTCTGTATGAAAAAGCTTGACGTCTGTTAAAGAATACGGTATCCGTCCAAAGGCTTCTTTTACCAATGAGGCATCTTTCTTCTCACCACAGGAATAACCAATAATTTCTCGATTAAACAAATCAAGTATTAAGCAGATATAATGCCACTTTTTCCCCACGCGAACATAAGTAAGATCCGTAACGATGGCTTCCAATGGCTGTTCTTGTGTAAAGGTCCGATCTAATACATTCGCTGTTTTCGCTTCATTACAAGCTGTTCGTTGCCCTTTAAAATGAGCGATCGTATAGGTAGATGTCAATCCGCGGCGTTTCATGATTCGACCGATTCGGCGCCGACTGAGTTGAAGCCCACGCTTTGCTAAACACTTCTTCAATTTTCGGGTACCGTAAGCCTTTCGGTTTCGAATAAACTCTTCCTGAACGATCTCTTCTAAGTCGGACTCATTTTCGATCGGTTTCGCTTGATAATAGTAGGTTTGACGAGAAATATTTAGAATTTTGCACATCGCTGATATGGAATATTTATGCTTGTTGGCATCAATTACTTGTCTTTTCGTCCGAATATCAGCGCCGCTTGCTTTAAAATATCATTCTCCATTTCGAGTTGCTTATTTTTCTTTCTTAGTGCGATCAATTCTGCTTGTTCTGGTGTTAAGTTGTCTCTTTCTTTGAATGAGCCCGTTGATTGTGCTTGCTTCATCCATTTATCGAAAGAAGAAGGCGTAAGCTCATACTCTCGAATAATTTCTGCGCGAGGCTTACCAGCGAGATAGAGATCGACGATTTGTTGTTTGAATTCTTTTGAATAGGTTCTTCGTTGACGTCTTGACATGAAAAATCCTCCAGTGTGTTTTTTATTATTCTACACACCTTATTTTTTCTGTCTAGTCTAGTGTAGCCGATTCATGACTGACGTGCCGGACGCACGTAGCGATCATCGGCGTTATGACTATATAAAGTATACTTTCGTTGATCCAGAAAGGTATAAAGATTAAAGTAGGCTACCTAAAAAGGTAGCCCGGAACGAATTTTATCACCATACTTGTGAAAGGAGATATTTTTTAAGTTAGTATTAAGATTGTGTAATATGATGATATCTATATTTTATAGTATCAGTGCTATAAAATCAAAAATAAGTCACTAATTAACTACCACTCCAATTGTAAGCCTTTTTTCTCACTTTTTTTCAAAAATATGGTATGCTTTTTAATGGCTTCAAATATAAAAGAGTTTAAAGCGTAACACACTTATGGGGAAGTGGTTTGGGGTGCGCTTTAAACTCTTCTTTATTATTATCTCACAATTTAACCCAAATGTCTTTCTATTTAAAAATCAAAGTAAAACTTTTCAAATATACAGAAGTATAACTATGTGAAACATCCTTTCATTAATCCATAAAAGGATACATAAAAAAGCCACTCATTTGAGTGGCAATGAAGAAAAGCTTTAGCTTGTATAATACTCTTCAAAAAAATTCTAACACAGAACGATTCAAATGGCTACGTTAATGTACCCTGTAGGACTCGAACCTACGACCGGACGGTTATGAGCCGTCTGCTCTGACCAACTGAGCTAAGGGTACTGGTTGTTGCCACATAAAGCCATAAACAATCAACCAGTAGAATGTGTGGCAACAAACCTGTTATCGCATAGCTTGGAGTGTGACTATTTATGGGTGATAGTGAAGATATGCGATAACATCACTATTTTATCGAATAATTTTTATAGTTGTCAATATAGTTATGTACTGCTCCTCAACGAGGAGCTATTTTTATCGTTTAGGAATATTTAAATACCAACGTTTGTCATGGAAATCTTGCGCACCGCCTTTAGTGTTTCCCTCTGGATCATTCGTTGCCCGCATCATTACATAGACTTTCTTACTAGGAAAATTACGCATATTGAAAGATACATGATAACCAACATTTCCAGAAGTATTATAAGCTTGGTTTACATCTGGTCTATAAATTCCATCAGCTCTTACTCGAGCTAATTCTTTCCCAGTATTGTAGTCCATAATGAAAATATACTCGTATTTATAGTTAGCAATGTGCCATCCAGCCACATGCAAGTTTGCGTTTTCGATTTCCCCAAACTGATCAATGTGGGCGTGATTTGTTCCATCTGTCAGCGTAGGATTAGCTGCACCAGCTCGTGTTGGATCAATGACAGGCTTGTTTTCAGAAGTTGTTGGATTTTCATCGGTAAATCCATGAGCTAAATCATAAGCAAGCTTTTCTTTGCTAACTCCCATTTGCGATAAGTAACCATATGGATCTGTGTGGTTCCCCCAAACATAATTTGTCACCCACAAATGAGAAATGATTCCTTTTGTAAATAAAGAAGTTCCTTGATCAAGAGTCAATGGAATTCCATATTTTTTTGCACTATCTCTTGTATATTCAATATAAGCTCGATAGTTTTTTTCAAACAATGCTTTATCATATGTGCGCTGTAATTCAATCTGTACAGGCGCATAAGGATTAGCGTTACCAGCTCCCCACGAAACATATCCTTGCTCACCCACACGGTAAACAATCCCACCGTCACCAATAACATCTGTAGTATAAGAATTGCTTCCGTTATAATTATTTTTCATGTTGGCGGCTACGTTTCTTGCTGGTGCATCTATTCCAGTTTCGTGCAAAATAATTTTGTTAGGAATTGCTAATCTGGAGTCTCCTTGATTCGGCGCTAAATTATACTCGTCATTAATAGTATAAGCAAACGTATTAATGGGTAATAAAAAAAGAGCCGTTAACAGGCTCATCGCAGTAATAGTAATTTTCTTTTTCATTTGTTTCCTCCTTCTTCGCTTTCAGCCGAGAACATTTTGTAGGTTCGATTTGATACACCCAACACACTCCCTAAAAACGCGCCAAAACCAGTAATGATGACAACACAGATATCTGTGTACTGCCAATTGAGCGCTTTACCAACTAACCCCACGAAAGTAGCTAGTGCGGGAATAATTACCAGTGCGAACCATTTTAGTACTTCGAACGTTTTATTATTCATTTTCTTCTCTCCCTAAATAAAGTTTTAATTTGTTGCGTGTGTTCTACCAATTTTTCTGCATGTGTATCTAATCTTTCATCGTGTTTCTTTAGTTCTTCATGAATCATCAATCGATCTGATTTGCTCGATTCTAAATCTTTAGTCAGCAAATCTAAATTGTGACTTACTTTTGAAAGAGTCTCAGTAATCTTCGAGAAAGATGCAGTAATTGGTTTTATTACTAATAAAATCAAAGAAACGATAGCGGTTATTGATCCTGCTATCGCTCCCCATTCCCCTAAATTAATCATGTGACAACTCCTTGAATCAAAATAAAAAGCACATCAATTAAGATGCGCTCTCTTCTTTGCTAATGATTTTATCTGCTTTTTCTTCAGTAATGCACAACGGAACGAAAACCATTACTTGTTCGTTAGTGAAACAGCCCCAATCATACATCATTTTCACATCGCTAAAACTAAACATACTACTCACCTCCCTTTGAAGCTGGATTTAGTTGCTCTTTAATTTCTGAAATGTCTTTGCTATTTTGTAACGAAGCAAGCATCATTTTTGAATTGATTTGTGCTAAACTATCCGCTTTTTCTTTCAATGCAGTATTTTCCTGTTTAATTGCTACATCGCTTAGCATGAGTTTGGCATTGATCTGTTTTAAATCGCCGTTCTCATTTTCTAACGACTCATACATTGCTTTGAGATTGTTTAAATCGTTGTGATCTAGTGCGTTCGCTAAAATAATCCATTGATTCAATTTAGGATCAAACATTTGATCAGCGATTGTTAACGGTTCGCCATCAGCACGAATTCCTTCAAGCGGTGGCTGATCTGTGTAAGGAACGGATACAAGCATGTCGTCCAATACTTTTCCTGCGTACTCTCCGCCAGTACGTCCATATTTCCAAATGTTTTTCATTTATTTCCCTCCCAGTAATTGAATTTCGGTTTCCAATTTGGAATCGGTGGTTCGACTTCTGTGCATTCTTCCGGTAAATGTTCTTCATCATTCACAATGATTTGCTCGAATCCGTAAGGTTCAATTGGTCTATATGCTGCCTTCATATCGATTCACGCTTTTCTAAATCGTGTAAGTAATTGCAAAGGTATAATCCGATCCATAACTTGAGTTTCTTCGCCATTTAATGGCTCCATCTGCACCAATAGATAACTGAGCACTGTTCAAAGTAGAACGGTCTATCGAGCCAACCAGTTGCTCAAAACTAATTGGTGGCCGATAGCCTTCTGGAATTGTTAGTATCGTTGAATCATTTCCACCACTGCGTTTTCCGTTTAAAGCCACAAAATATATAGAAACTGTTTTTCCTTCACGATAAAGCTTTGCTGATCCGGTATTCCCGTTTGTAACTGTTAATGTGGTAGTAGCTGTATCATTAATGCGTTCATCGATCTTATTGTCTAATTCATCTATAGCAGTCGCATTAGCATTCGCTTTTGTTTGAGCATCCTTAGCTGTGGTGTCTACTTCATTAATTGAAGCAGTCAACTGCGAATTAATCTCCGATACTTTCCCATCGGTATAATTGTTTGCTTTACCAGTAATTTCAGAAATTTTAATATCTGTGGCCAAATTATCTTCGACATATTCTGGTGCTAGATCCCAAACATAATCTTTTGGATTGTTTGAATCACGCATACCAGTACCACGATATTTATACTCACTAATATTCGGGGTTCGAGTATTGCCTTCCTCTAGTTTTAACCACTTAATTGTACATTGTCCTACACTTGTGCTTGGTACTTGATAAATCTGCACTTGTGGGGTAGTAGGGTGTGAGTCATCTGCTGCTGTAAATGTTTTAGACCACACATTAGTTAAGCCTTCTACTGGTTGTAAGTCACCAACCTCCCATGCATCTCCTGTTGCTCGTGTGAAAAATGGTCTAAAAACCTGTGTTGCTGGCTTAGTTCCTTCAAGTGTGATGGTATACTTCTTACCTTTTACCATTGGTTTAATGTTATAGGTGTTAATAAGATAGTTACTATTAGTAACTGGTTGTTGTGATTCTGGTTTAATTAGATTCTCACCCAAAGCCACCTTACTCAAATAATACGGTGCATCAAGTAGATTAGGCTGGTACGGTGTGGCTGTTGAGCCTTCTTCGATTTTGATGTCGTACAACTTAAATCCGCCATTTATTTTATCCCTGTCAACAAAGCTAATACTCATATAAAATCGATCTAAATTTGTGATTTGATAATTAACGTTAGCTGTACCTTTGATTGTTATTTCTTTCCCTACATCATCTGTTGTAATATTTGTACTATTTGCTTCCAATAATATCTTTTCTCCTGGTGATGTACGATACACCAAACGTAATTTATCAATAGCTCCTGTAGTTCCTTCATCAAATCGAACTTTCGCACTCAGAGTATAGGTTTTCCCACTAGTAAGCTGAGGTGTATTAATACGCGTAAACATAATAATGCTTCCTGTACCATCAGAAGTAAAATGTAACTTTTCGTTATCCAAAGTTAGTGACCCGTGGTAACCAACGTTAAAATCGCTCGATTTTAGTTTGGACATTAAATTCGGATTCCCCGAATAATCATAGCCCCCAAAGTCGATGCTGTTACTGTACATCTTTTTCAGCTTGCCGAGATCGCCGATTTGCTGATTGGTTTGATCAATACGATCATTTACTTGCTTATCTGATTCATTTATCAATCTTACTAATTCGTTATATTTCGAGTAGATTTGATCGTATTGGACCTGTTTATCACTAATGAACTGATTGAAAGTGGTTTGCATTTCACTCTGTAATTTTTCCAATGAAGAAATATAGTATTTCGCTTGCTCCGAATTAATATCCACTCGTTCTAACACGTCTATGATGAAGTTCTGAAAAGTTACTTTTTTGCCGTTAGGATCTACATATTCAAAATATGCTTGTTTGAATTGATGACTCGTGCTGAAATTTGACTTAGTGAACGTGTAACTAATTAACCCATTAGTCGAATCGATTATTTCTGGTTCTCCCTCGGTATAGTTACCGTTTGAAACTTCGCCCACAAATTTCAAAGTACCGTTTAGATTAATTACAAAAGGTGTAATTTCATCTTCCTCAAGAAGTTGTACATTGATTGTTGTGAGCCCCCCATCACCAACTCTACCAACAACACGGTGACGTAGATAAGGCTGTCTCTTATTTGCAGATAATTTAATTTCTAAATTTGCCACTCTTCCATACCTCCTAACTAAAAAGAAACTATATACCTAAGCACCATATTTGCGTTATCTCCACTTGCATTGCTTGCTGCACCTGTAAATATATTAGTATTCGAATTATAGTTTATTCGTTTACTAAACCACTTTTTGTGATAGTCATCAAATCCTGAAACAATTTCTCCTAAAACATTAGTAAAAGTTACACGCTCCTTATAAAAAGGCGTAGTTACATATCTATCCTCAATTGCTTGCCCGTTTTCGTATGGGAGCCATACTAACAAAAAACCTGAAACTGTCTGCCAAATTTTTTTTGAAGGTTGGACAGTTTGAGTATCATGCATTAACGCAGTCCCCCTCCACAAAATTTCTCCTTTAGAGAGAGTCAGCTCGTAACTATCCGATATCTTTGAGATTGAAACAGTTGATCCAGTAGAATTAACTGAGCATAGTGGTAAATTATAGACCTTATCACCATTGTTTAAATTACCTTTTATAACTTTTGTTATAAATTCTAGCTTGACTTGATTATTAGTCCATTCATATTCTTCCGATTCTGGAAGAATAGATCCAGGTATAACTTCTTGTGTCAAATCCACTGTTAATGCTATATAACCACTTGAGTTTGCTGGAACTGTTATACTTTCTTCTTGTCGAACAACGACCATACGACCTTGAATAATCGCTGCTCCTGCAGCAACTTTTACTGTTAATCCGCTTGAAGATAAATTCATAGACTGATCGTAACCATCAATAACCTGATTTTTCCGATTATATAAAACGTGATAAAGTCTAGCATCATTTTCTGCGCTTACTTTCACGTTTTCAAATTGATATCCATCCACATTGCTAACCATTTTTTATCCCCCATTATCTTCAAAATAATCCATAAAACGACTTCTTATGTTTCCGAAAGTCAATTCCACAAACTCCTTATCACTTGATATTCGCCAAGCTGTCAAAACCGACTTGTATATCTTTCCTTTATAAGAAATCGTGGCAAACATCCCTGTTTCAATCGTTTCGACATTCAAATTTTTTGCATTTCTTACAACGTTCACTTTGATTTCATGCGAATACGTATTGCCTTTCAACTCTGATTTTGCCACATCTTCGTAGGATGCTTTATCTTCTGCGGTTTGATCGTAGATATTAACCAAATTGACAGTTGGTTTCGTGATATTTTCTTTCGATCCATCTTGTGTCAAATTGTTTTCTTCGTCCAAATACCATGTTGACAGTATTATCGGTTTCTCTATATCTTTCATTGCTTTATCAACGATTAATAGCTTGTTCTCGTTTCCAGCGCCCGGCGCCTGAACAAACACATCCCAATCGCTAAATTCAGAAGAATTGTCTTTAATGTAAATTGATTCATTTACAGCACGTATGCCTGTATAAATTTTTCTGTTTTGAATTCCCTTGAAATACCATTTTACGTTGTATTTTTTGAAACCATTGAGAATATACGCACTTAACTTGTGTTTATTCGTATCGGTAGCTTGATACGAATGAGAGGTCGCACTTTCTGCTTTGACGTCTAAAATATCTTTTAGTTGTTTCGTTGGATCATTCAGCAAATAGTATTCAATCAACCGCCGGATATGCTCTTCGTAGTTATCTCCTGACACACGTGCAGTCGGTATCTCACTATCAGCTAAACTAAGTAAGCTTTTACAACTGATTTTTTCGTCTTCCTGCGACGTAATTACACCAAAATATGCAAATTTTCCACTAGGAATATATTTTGCTAGTAGAAAATCGCCTGTTTTTACAGGAACGTACTTATCCATCGTAAAGCTACTAGCCTCTTCGTTGATCTCGTCCACACCAAATTCAAAACTGTTAGAGAATAAATGTTCGTTATAAAGCATTAAATCACGATGAAAAAGCGTGACTGCTAAAATCAAAACAGATCACGCTCCTCGTATAACTCAATCTCTACGTCTGCCCCCCCAACATGAAACACAATGCTGAATTCTCCAGTTGGGGCCTGAACAAAATTAGTTTTTGTATAATCCTGTTGTTGGTAGACAGAAGATTCTACCCCTGCAATATCTTTTAAAATCGCCGTTGTATCTTCAAAAAGGCTTGATACTTCTAGAGTCTGTGTTTCAGTCATATCTATGAAGTATCCATCCGTTGCGATGATTTGTGAGTTTTGGATTACTTCCCAATACGGATTTGAACACTTCCCAATCACACGAATTTTTAGCGGGGACATCCGTTCCTTGCTATTCGTTAGGTATACAGAATTATTATTGAATTTGAATACACCTTTTTTCTCCCACAAGTTTTGAGTGTAGATATAAGATCTTTTATACGGAAAAACCTTACCACGTGTTTTCACTACATTCGGTCGCTGAATTAATTTTTCGCGTTTTACGGAATACCAGTTTGATGTGAAATATAGTTCTAAAGTGTCTGTTAGTAACGATGTTTTCGGATCGATTTCAGTCTTACTTAAAGATTTTAGACTGCATCTTCTTACCATTGTTTCGCCGTCAAAAGCAAATTCCAGTTCAAACGGACCTTCCGATAGGAACTGCACAAGTGAATTGTACAGTTCTTTTTCTCGAAACCCATGCACAGAAATGATTACAGATGACTGAAATTCAGATATTTCAACGCTCTCACTGCTTTCTCTGAAATTCCCCCACTGTCCCACATGTTCTTTTTTTACTTCAAACCCCATATTACTCAACCCAGTAGCAAAATAGTCTTCTGTGGACAAATCAATTTCTTCGTTTATTCTATTTCTCAGTAATACAGTTCGCATCTACATCCTCCTAACCAAGATCTTCTGAATATCTAAAGCTAAATCTCTATCAGTTCGGCTATTTCCTTTGAAAAATGCCAGCAATAACGATAACAGCTGATTCGTTGTTGCCGCCTGTTTTTCAATGGCTTCTAGGATTTCGTAATCACTGGAAACAGTTGTCGCATTTCCATAAGTTTTAGGAGAAACTCCTAGTTTGTCCATTGCGATAGACAATAATTGCATCGCTCTTGATCGTTTAGCCTTATCTAACGGAATAATAATTTCTGGCTTGTTTCCTTCTGCGATTTCCGCAATTTGATGTTGGTTTACAATTCCACCGTTTGCGTAACCAACTCCACGATAGGCATTTGTTAGTGAGCCATATCTTGATAGTGCGTATCTGATTGAAGCTAAGATGTTAGATAGTGGGTCAAAAATATTGCTGTTGAATCCTGGCATTGCATACTGTCTGAATGTTGGGTCAATCACTTGGAGCAACCCTTTTGATGGTGTTCCATTTTTGGCGTTAATATCCCAATTGTTAACTGCATTAGGATTACCATTTGACTCTGTACGCATTTGATTTAGTAATGCATTTAAGTTTGCAGTACTGTATTGACCGGTCATTTTCAACGCTCTAATTGCTACATTGCGCCATCTTTCTACCCCACTGCCTCCCACGCTATCTCCTGAAATTTGAGTGTTTTGTGGGTCTTTCACACCGTTTAAATGCACATGATCATAGTGATCTCCATCGGGCCATGGCTCCCATGCACCAGTTGCTGGTTGACCTGATTGTCCTGAACGGTCACGAACTTTCCCATTAGTGATTACGTAACCAATTTTGGAAGCGAATTTGTCAAAAGCGTAGTTTGCTGCTTCTGTGTATCTAGGTGAGCCTCCTGTGACGCCTGGTAATGCAATATCAATGGCATTACGTTTACCATGTGAATAAGGGTCACCTGGTCTATACCCACTAGTTGCCACAAATCCTGGGAATTTCTTCATCACAGACTTAGCAACATCAGCCAAATATTTATAGACGCCATTTGTTCCTACGGAGGTATCTAAGTTACCAGATGAGAACAACCCAGTGATTTTTTCAGTCAGTGCACTTGTTGCTTTAGATAGGATGCCTTTACCTACTTCTAATGGATACTTTGTCAATCCACCTAATACATCTAACCCCCCAAGTACTTTTCTAGCTAACGCTCCCGGGTCTGAAATAAAGTCCCACACGTCACCTACTACGTTTTTAATTGTGTGACCTACATTACCAGCAACCTTTTTCACACTATCCCACATGTTACCAAAGAAGTTAGTACCTTTTTTGTAACGATACTTAGGAGCTTTAGAACCTTGAAGTTGCGCGGTCTCTTCTGCTGTCAAGACATGCGTTCCTTTTGGTGCGTTTAGAACAACATTGCGTCCTTTAGGAATGAAGGCTCTACCATCTGGTGTGATAACTGTTTCTGCTCCACGTCCATCATTAACCATCATTGGACCATTGATTGGGTGCCCACCTGCTGGTGTACCTGTAGCGTATTGTGGTACATCCCATTCTTGTAGAGGTTCTGCGCCCAATTTTTCTAGTACCCATGAAGCTCCATGGATGATTGCGTTAACTGGTTTACCTATCGCTTTAAGTGCTGCGTTGAAAATACTTTTGAACGCATCAACAATGGCGTTTTTACCGCCAATAATGGCATTCTTCATCTTCGTTGGTAGTTCTGAAAACCAATTGAATACCGTATCGATACCTCTACGGAATGTGTCTTTGATACCATTCCACAGGTTACCGATTACATCAGAAACGTTGTTCTTCAATTCAGTTGCTTTGTTGAAAATGTTTTTTACCCAACCGACTACCTTATTCCACGTATCTCCAACGCCATTGCTGAAGAAGTTTTTCACGCCATTCCATAGGTTCTGAACCGTATTCACAACGCTGTTCTTCATTTCAATGAATTTATTGCCAATCCATGAAGCCCATTCTTTTATTTTTTCCCAAAGCCACTGCAACACGCTCCACAACATTTTGTAGTATTCCACCAAATTATTGATAACGCTCATAACTACGTTTTTCACAGCTGTAAAAGCCGCATTGACTATATTTCTAAATGTTTCAGATTTTGTATAAGCTATCACCAAAGCACCTGCTAGTGCGCCTAATGCTACACCAATCGCCACAAAAGGGGCTGCCAATGTTCCGCCAGTAATTGCCAGCAACATACTTGCTACGTTCAATGCTTTTACTGCTAATGTAATTCCGCCTATGATTCCGACAATCCATGTTAGTGGCTCTCTATTTTCAACGATCCACGTTCCAATATCTCTCAACCAACCTATAAATTGAGTAATTTTAGGAATAGAATTTTCAATCCCTTTTGTTACTCTGTTGATGAAACCAGTGATATTTTCAACGCCTATTTTTTCTATAATACTTTGTAGCCCATTTATTACAGTGGATTTCATCTGCTCCCAAGAACCGCTCAATGTGTCTGTAGAAGTGGCTGCCTTAACTGCTCCGTCATTCATACCTAACTGTACAATTGCTTGGTTGAACTCGTCGGAAGTGATTTGACCTTGCGCCATTGCATCACGGAAGTTTCCTGTATAAGCTCCGTTTTTCAACATAGCGTCTTGTAACAATCCTGAAGCACCCGGTATCGCATCTGCTAATTGATTCCAGTTTTCAGTTGTTAGTTTCCCAGCTCCTGCCGTCTGCGTTAGCATCATGGCAACGGATTTGAATGTATCACTAGAACCGCCTGCAACGGCATTCAAGTTACCTGCCGCCTTGGTTAGTTCTGTATAGTTAGGAATCCCATTAGATGCCAATTGTGCGGTTGTGTTCAGAATTTCTTCTAAACCATAAACCGTCTTATCGGCGTAGTCTTTCATTTCTTTTTTCGAGCTTTCTATCTGTGACTTCCCAAAGTTAGCAAACTCCATGGTTTTGGAAAACTTCATCAATGAATCCGATGCGTTTACTGCTTCGCCAACCAAACCTTGCACGCCACTTACTACACTGCTAATAGCGTTATGCGCTAATCCAGCAACTGCACCAAACGAAAATGCGCTTTTTAGCGAGCTTAATTTGTCTTTTAGTCCGTCCAGTTTCCTAGCTGACCTTGTGGACTTGTCGCCAAAATCTTCTATTTCTTTTCCTGATTGATCGCTGGAGCTTTTGAGTGCTTCTAATTGCCTGCTAGATATTTGGCTTTGTCGTTCTAACTTTTCTAATGCCCTTTTTGCATCTTCGGTTTCATTTGCTGAATCGCCAAACTCATCAGCCATCAGTTTCACAACTTTGCGCTGTTCTTCGATAGCTTTCTCGGATAATTCCGTTTGTTTGGCTAGCCCTTTTTGTTTTGCTTCAAAAGCACCAGATTCATCACCAGCGGCTTTCAACGCTTTTACTTCGGCGTTCATTTGTCGTTCATTTTCTTTGATTTCATTAGATAAATCATTGACGGCTGTTTTGGAATACACCAATTCTTTTTTTGTGTCGTTCAACTGGCGACTGTAAGCATTATATTTTGCGGTAGCATTGTTTATCTGTGTGTTAAGGTTAGCAACTTGTTTCGATTCCTCGCCATACTTGCTAATCGCTTCATCACGGCGCTTTGTTAATTCTCTTACTTTGGCGTTTTGCCCTTCCATAACCGTAGACAAGTCTTTCGTCTTTTGACTAAGTGCTTCGTATGAACGTCCTGCTGAATCATAAGCCTTTAGATTGGCACGCATATTCGACTCAGCTTGTTTGACTTTCGCATTGATTTCGTCCAGCGTGTTACCAAAACTAGTGCTATCTAAACTAATCCCTAGCTTGATATTTCCTGCCGGTTGTCCTTTTCCTGCCATTATTTACCTCCTTCCTCAAGTTTTACTAAGTCTTCAGCCGATAAAAATTGTTTGATGAAATCAGCACCATCTACATATTCTTCGCCACTCTCCACTTCTCCAAAAAGGTGTAACAAATAATGATAGTCGGCTTCGTCCACATCTCTCATCGTCCAACCTGCTTCGATTAAATCTTTGTAGATTTGATCCATTGCTTTCCTAGCTTCAGAAAAACTTATTTCTTTTTGCTCGCCGTCTGCTTTTTTTCATTGTTTCCCAGTTCATTTATTTGTTCAAAAACACTTTCTAATGCCGGTACTAACTCGCTCGCAGTCAAACCGTCTAAAATAGCATCAAATGTAACTGCTGGATCTTGGAAAATATCTGCTGTAATTGCAATCATTGAATCAATCGCTTCTAAATCAGTTAGGTCTGCTTTTTCCGCTTTCTCGTAAAATTTGATACACTCACGCATTGCACGTGCGGAAATATCTTGTTGTTTGAATGTTTTTTTCTTTCCGTCAAGTTTCAATTGCAATTCAATCATTTGTTTTCCTCCTTGTTTTTACAAAAAATAAGGCTAGCCAAAAATGGCTAACCTTGTGTATCAATTTTTGGTTCTGGTTCTTTTGGTGTCCCTGTATCTGTCGTTGGTGTAGATGCAGGGTTAACTACTCCCCCTCTTTGTTATTTACCAAGTCCTTGAATTTTTGTAAGGTCATTCCTTCTGATTCTACGGCTGTTAAGTATACATAGCCACGTTCATCAGAAATGAATTCCCCTTCGATGGAATCGGGTTGCAATTCTACCCCTTTGTCTTCAGCTGTTTTCATGTCGATATCTGGATGACTGAATTTTCCTTTTGTCAATCCCATGAACAAGCGTTTTCCTTCTTTGTTCGCTGTAACCATGACTACCGACACGTAAGGCGCTTCAGTTTCTGAACCAATTACATTTGCACCATCCACGGTTTTAGCACCAATGATTTCGCTGTAAATGCCGTTATCCATTAAGTCTGCCACGTCAAGCGTAACTTTTGGCGACGAAACCCCTTTACTTGCAATGAAGAACGGTACGTTTGAAGCGTATGTTGTGTTAGAAGTTGCGCCTAATCCAGTAATTTTAGCTTCGATCGCTCCGCCTTTCGACTTATCTGCTACTAATTCTTTTAGAGTGCCGCCTGCACCTGTTTTTACGCCAAAAATGACGCTCTCGAATCCTACTGTTGCCATCTATTTTCTCTCCTTTTAATTTAGTGAAATATTTGCTACATATCGTTTGATAATCCGCTTTGCACCTTCCAAGTCCTCGTCATCTGTTTGTTCCGTGTATGCGCATTGCCAACCATTCCCCCTCATAACCTCATCAAGGGCAAAATAAAAGGCATCAACCTCTTTCATGGTTGACACCCATACATCTACCTGTACGTTAAATTGAATGGTCAAAGGATTGTTGCTTGCAAAATCTTCATAGTTGCCGGATATCTCTGTAATTCTGCCAACTGGAAGGCTAGGTACTGTTTGAGCTGATTCCGGAACACTATTGGTGTAAAAATCAATGTTCTTTGTTTTTTCATTGCTATTCAGAATTGAATAGACTTGTGATACTGCCGTTTTCAAAGTCCTAGCCTCCTTTTTACTTCGTCAGCAATGATTTGTGTTACTTGTTTTTCGATTTGCTTTTGTGTTTTTTGTACGAAACCTTTTGGACGTTGTTTGATTGTTCCGAACTCGATAAAGTGCATCCGCCAAGAAACATCTTTGTCATAGCCGACTTCTACCAATCCGTTTTTTATCGAGCTTGTAACCACATGGTTCTTAGCATGTTCTTGCATATACGAACCACGTTTACCGTTTGACTTCGTTCCATCCCAGTAAGGTGTGTTTTGTCGTAACTCTTCTTGAGCGTACTCCCCAGCTTTTCTAAGTGCTGGGCTTTCCACTCGTTGAACGTTTGCTTTTACTTCCCTAAGCGCTTTGTACACTTCGGTTGCATCGACTTCTACACTCATTTTGAAACCTCTTTTGCAATGATTGTCGTGAAGTCCTTCGCAAACTCGCCTTTCGTAATCGTAATGATTTCAAACGTTTTTCCATTCCAACGCACTTTCATATCATTGGTCAGCTCTGATTTTTGTTGGTAGCGGATAATGAACGTCAGTGTTCCTTCCAAAGCCGTACCAATCGACGTCTTAATATCGTTCAGGCGTTGTGTCTGCACACTTGCCCAGCAAGTAAGAATGGTTGTAGAAGTCGGGACAACTTGCCCGTCCTCATCCTTAACCGTCGTATCTCGGACAAACTTGATGCGTTGATTTAAATTTCCTGTTTGGATAAGGGGCATACGCTACTCCTCCTCCACAAAAAGCAAATAACTTGCTTTGAGTTGCAAGATTAGGCTTGTAAAACCTAAATCGTACTCTCGCAAGTTCCCACTCACGGTTGCTGATCGAGCGTTGTAATAATGATCTGCTAATTGCAGGATAGCTAAATTAATCAGATCAACCGTTTCATTTTCTTGCTTATAAAAAGAGGGCTTATCATTCCCGATAGCCCCTCTAATGTATGCAATTGCAGCTTGTGCCGCACGGCTTACTTCCACATCGTCATCATCGGTATCAATCTTTAGTGCGTTTTTGATTTCGCCTAAATCCATTTTAGGATCAAGAATCATAAGGAATCAGCTCCTTAAACTTTCGCCGGTGTCTCGTTCGCAATAGTTGTAAAAGTAGCCAAAACAACCGCTTCATCATCAACTAGTTGCACATCGAAGCGATCGATGACGCGTACTTTAGTGGTGTCTGTTTCAAAAGCTCCACCACCAATATTCGTTGTCAGCAAGCTCATGTTTTCGCGATCATACAATGTAACGGCTTCTTTCAGATCACCAATGTACAGTGGATATTTAGGAGTAGCTTGCGTACCTTTGTTTGGCAAGAAACGAGAAGCAATTTTCTTGATTGGTTTACCTAAGAAGGTATATCCAGTTGCAGAAGCTACGTCTTTTTGTAACAAGTAAGATCCATCAGCACGTTTCACTTTATCTAAAACATTGAAGCCATCTTGGTTTGTAATAAACATAGATGTAGCTTCGATAGCTGGATCAAGTTGGACGTTTACGATATCTTTAATTCCATCAACATCTGTAACATCTTTCTTTTGTGCCGCTTTGATTCCATCAATAGCTGCCAAGATTTTTGTATTGCGAGTAACAACTACTTTTTTCGCGATCCATTTAGACAACCATGCCAAAATGTTTTCGGCAGTATCTTTTAGCAAGCTGTTAGTTACTGTGGAAATACCTGCATAGCGTTTGATCAAGTATTTGATCAAGTAAAGTGCAGGATCATCATTTGCTGGGATTTCACCGTCTTCAGTATCCAAAGCAGTCAACGGTGTAATATCAGACCATTTTTCATAAACGCGAGAACCGCTGGTAGTGGTCACTTTTTCAACGTTTACGTATTCTTGCAAAGAGTCAAACCGACGAACCAAAGTATGAATAGTCGTTTGCACATCTACAGGAATAGTCAATCCGATAGCATTACCAGATTCATCCGTATTAGATGTCAAAGTAGCCATAATAGCAGGATCACCATTGACCATCGCTTTAAAGTCTTTGATAAACTTGTTTTTCAAGTTTTCATCTTTTTTATCTAATGGTTCTTTTTTGACGTTTAAGACTTGTTCGGCTTCCATATTTGCCACTTGCTCTTTCAATCCGTCCCGTTTAGCCCGTGCTGCTTTTACTTGTGCTTGCAAACTTACTACATCTTCTTCTGTTTTTTCATCGTCAACCAATGCTGCATTGAGTTGTGCATTTAAGTCAGAGACTTTACTTCCCGCCTCGACCCACGCATTTTTTAATTGTTCTAAATTCATTCGTTTTTCCCTCCATTTAAGGCTTTTAGTTTTTTCTGTAAGAGTGTTTCTTCTTGCGGTGCTTCCGCTTTGAGTATTAAATTTTTCAACTTAGTTACTGCGTTTTTTGGAATAACCGGTTGAGAGGCATTGAGTACCGTTACTGGTGCTTCTGCAAACATAATTTCATCTGCAAACCCTTCTGCTACTGCTGTTTGAGCATTTAACCAAGTATCTTTCGCCATTAAATCAGCAAGTTTTTTCCGATCGAGTCCTGTTTTGATCTCGTAAGCATTAACAATAGACTCATCCACACTGCTTAACATTTCTGCATTGGCTTTTAATTCCTCAGCGTTGCCACTAGTGGTCACCCATGCGTTATGAATCATGATGTGTGCCGTAGGTGAGATTCTAAGCGGTTCGCAAGCGCAAGCGATTACACTTGCAGCGCTTGCTGCAATACTCACAACATTTCCGGATACCTTTCCCGGATAGGCACGGATAGCGGTATATATTTCGCTTGCCGCTAGGACATCCCCACCGTTCGATGAGATATCAAGTTCTACTTCATCCCCCGCTGCTTCTGTAAGAGCGGCAGAAATTTTCCCTGGTGAGATACAATTGATCCCAAACCAGTCATAAAGCCACGCGGTATCGTTATCCACGACATCGCCGCTTAACGTCACTTTTTTCATTTTTCCACCTCCCTTCGGTGCAAACTAAAAAAACCTAACCGTTTTCGGCTACGCTTTTAGACGAGGTTGTTTTTCTTAATGTTGGATCCATATCGATTGGATATAGGTCTCCGGAAATATGGTAATCATCCATACCGGTTTTATTTATCGGTTGCAAGTCCTCAAATCTTCGGACATCATTCGCTGAGTATGCTCCGCCTCGTCGCATGATTTGATAGAATTGTCCCCTTGCCTGAGTGTCAGCTCTTAGCAAACTTGCGACATTAAACTTATATCGATAACCTTTTGCTTTTTCGGTTCTCGATAGTGTTTTCTTATTTAGTTCCGCTTCATATTGATTAACGGTCGGTACTAGATTGTACGTCAAAAATTCCATATTGAGCTGTTCCTGAGAGGAGTAACTCGACTGGTTATTCCCGATGAAATGCTCCGGCACATTGTAGACCATAGCGATTCTGGAGCGAGATACTTTATCAGTATCTAAAAGCTTGCTGTCTACCAGCTCTCGTTGTAAACGTTCGATTTCTACACCGTTTTCTTCCACAAGTAGTCCACCGTTTTGTCGATAAAAATCAGCAATGTTTTTAACTGTAGCTTTTTTAGCTTCTTCATCCATATTGCTAGCAAACTTAACTTTTAGCCCTTCATTACTTCCTTTAAGCTGACTTAAAGAGATTTTTCGGACTTCTCGATCATATCCGAGGGTATTCGTTAATACTTTTGTGGGGTCTGTACCTTCCAAGCCGCCAAACCTCGGTTGTTTAAAGTGAAGCATTTCCATGTAATGTACATAGATAACTTGCTTGTAACTGCCTTTGTCAGTCGCAGTTACTTGGTAGTAAAGCTCCCCGCTATCCATATCAATCACTGGATGGCAAGCACCAGGTTTTACTAACGCCATATCTGCTACTTCTCCATTGATATTTCGGAAAATCTGCACATACGCATTCCCTTGGTAGTTTCTCAAAACTTCCACGTCCCGGAAAAAATCAAACTTTGTAAAATATCGAGGGCCTTCGCTCAACAAGTTGTATGCAGGACAGTCGTCCGGTTGGCCAAACTCCACATCTATCATTTTGAGAGGGAGAGACGCAAAAACGTTCGATACACGGCTAATTACGGAAAAAATCCCTTCTGATATTTCATCTTTTCCGACTAAATACGGTATCAATCCCGGGTCATTCAAAAAATACTCTTGTTTGCTCGCTTTCGGCTTCGCTCGGCCAAAAGAACGCAAACGATCTAAAATACTCATTCCTCCACACCTTTCTTACATATTCATTAAATCGGAAATCGAGTAATAGGTTACTTTCCCGGTTCCGACAGGATTAACCAACATATTCAACACTTCGGCGTGGCTGTTCAAACTTGCTGCAAAACCATCTATTTTTCTACTCTTGGACTGCTTAGACGGCATCCAGTTTGAGTTGCGATCCATCACCAGCTTGACGTTGGATAGATACCATCGGTAAAGCTTGGAATTGTTGAAAATCACCTTACCGTCCAATAGCATTTCCTTGAAGTTTTGCATTGGCCCACCTAATGATAGAAACCCTTGCCGAATCTCGTTGGTTTCAAATCCTGCATTTTCTAGTTCTTTATTTAATCGTAGCGCCTTGGCCTTGTCATAATTGATTTTTACAATGTCATAGATTTTCGAATTTTCTACAAACCAATTTAAGACGTATTCATAATTGACGTAATCACCAGGAATAATCGTTAGATCTCCCACCTTCTCCCACGCTTTGATACGCTCTTGATTGTTATCTCGATCAAATCTAGCTTGTGGGATCCATGTGTGTTGCAAAATGAATACCTCGCCTGTTTCAAGCGGAAATTCTAAAACGGCTGCGGTAAAGTCTTCCGTTTCGGACAAGTCAAAACCACCGACACACTTCTTACCTTTGAGCGTTTCAATATCGATGGTTTTATTGTTTCGTTTAATGGTAGGCATATCGACAAATGACAGCTCATCGATATCGGAAAACAAGTTAAATTGCTTGGTAATCCAGTCAGCATATTCTTTTGGATCTTTTTTATCCTTAACATAGTCATCTAGCATGCCAACAAAATTCATTAGACAAATATTCGGATTGGCTTTGATCCATAATCTTGGGTCATCAGCCTCTTCCGCACTGTCAAGTTTTGCCAGATAATAGAAAGTCCGTTCATCGATGTCATCTTCCAAATGTTCCAAACAGTCCACACCTTGCTCAAAATAAGACATCAACGGACCATCTAATACATATCCAGCAGTTGTGATATAAACTATCAGAGGCTGTTTTCTGGTTCCTCTTGATTTCTTGATAACGTTGATCAGATTGTAATTCGTAAACTCGTGGATCTCGTCAAAAATACCAAAGTGAGTGTTTAGCCCATCCAATTTCCGGCTATCTGAGGCGCGTGGTTCCATTTTAGAAAAGGCGGGAGCATAATTAATACTTGATCGTTTAGGCTTACCAAATTTCTTAAAGAGCGCCGGCGATTGTTTGACCATTTCTGCGGCCTTATCAAACAACAAGCTTGCTTGATCACGAGCATTTGCCAATACGTAAACGTTGGCGCCTTGTTCATCATCATAAGCGACCATGTATGTGGAAAGGCCCGAGATAAGACTTGTCTTCCCGTTTTTACGTCCAACAAAAATAAGAGCCTCGCGGAAGCGACGCTCTCCTGTATCACGATGTACCCATCCGTACATGGATCCAATTATGAAATGCTGCCAAGGTTGCAAAACAAACGAACCAAAGTCGCCTTCAGTTGGTTTACATTTTTTTTCGATATATCTAATAGGCCGGTGACCTTTTTCTTCGTCAAAGATCCAAGGAAAATCATCTGTTCCTTGGCGCTGCAAATCACGCATATGCCGTTTAGCAGCTTGAATATTTTCTTTGCTGGCTGGTATGCTTCCATCGATTAATCGTTCCGCATACCAAGTAGTTAACAATTCCGGATATGGACATTTTAAAAAGCCACCCCAAGAAGCTTGCTCCTCAAGATAGCTTTGCCAATAGTCCACACGTTCTGTGTAAGACATATCCAAAATATTAGAAGTCGTCATCGTCATCACCACCATCATCAGCCATCTTAATAGCTAACTTAGCTCTGGCTGCTGGTGATAGTCCTAAATCAGCGCCAAAAGAACGGAGATTCCGAGACGCTGTATCCATCTGCCGAGAGAGCGGATTACCAATTAATTCATTAGGTTCATTAAACGGCTCACCTCTCGCCTCTGCCTCCTTTTTCGCAAGCGCATAGTTCAACTTGTACTCTCGTTGTAGTTTTCGAAGCTGTTTTTCTAAAGAAACGTATTGCGAATACCAATTGGAGTATAGAGCCATTGTATGGACGTCCGGATTACTGATTAAATCCACAGACAGCAATTCATCGGCGATAAACTCAAAGGTATCCTTTCCTAGCGAATCTAGCCATAACGGCGGTTTGATTTTGTCAGTAGCCATTTTTAATTTGTCTTCTGCGGCCGCTCGCTTGCGGAGTTCTTCGGTATTCTTCTTATTTGGGTTTCCGTTTAATAATTGTAATTTTGCACTCTTCGCTGGTTGCGGCATAATATCACCTTCTTTCAAAAGATAGATTGAAATCGTTATCACAATCCTTATAATTAGGTTATCGGCAGTGCTGTGCCGAAATTTGTTAAGGAGGGATTCCTATGGGAGAACTCTATAAACCCGGCGAAGACAACAAACCAAAAGGAACCTACAAAGAAGTGGGTCCTCGTGGTGGAAATGTCCAAGGCGGACAAGAAGTAAAAATTGATCCAGGCGACCGATTACCCCCTACTTCTCAAAAAGGAAACAAATGGACTAAGAAATAGCTTCGTCCAAAGCCGGCTTAAATTGGTCGGCTTTTTCCTTTTTCTCCAAAAAACTTGAAAAGCGGTCTTTTTACGAAGGAAGGACAGCACCGTTCTTCTCAAGCCTTACTCTTTAATCTTTTAGAGTAGGGGGGGCTGCCTTCATTTCACTGCAAACTTATCTTTCAGGAGTTGAATACATTTTAACGATATGTGATTTAGGTTTTGGTTTCTTCTTCCCGCCTGACCTCTCTGGATGCTCTCTGTTGTGACAAGCTACACAGATACATTCAAGGTTATCTACGGACCAGAACAGTGACAGGTCTTCCCTCGCCTCGACTATGTGATGGATGATCGTGCCCCTTGTGTTCCGCCCTCGACGCTTGCACTCTTGGCACATGCCGAAGTCCCTAGCTATTACTACTTGCCTTAGGTCTCGCCATCGTTTGGTCTTGTATAGTTTGTCTATCTCGTCTCTAGGTCTAGCTTCTTTCATTTGCATATCTCTCTTGTGTCCGATTGTTTTTATATCTGGATACTTATCATTAAAGCCAGAAAAGTATTGAATCGTGATGTCGTTCGCTCCTCTATCATCATTAGTAAAATGATCAGTCTTCCAATGAAACGAGACATCTACTAATCCTTTAGGCGATTCATCCAACCTCTCACCTTTGTACCAAACCTCTGGTACTGAGTCAGTATCTTTTAGTTTGATCTCTAGAAGGTTCGCATTACTTCCATCATCTAACACCGTTTCATCAATCCTCTTTTTGATCTGTTGCACTACTTTTCTTCTTGTCTCTCCTGTCATTCGTGCTACTATCTCATAACCAGTAAACTCGCAAGAAAAGCGTTCAATAGCATAAGCGTTTTGAAGTGGCTTAGCTCTAAGAACAGCTGGATTATTGCTACAATAACGATCTACTAATAACTTCCCTATAGGAATGCCATCTAAAGCTCTATCAGTAAACACTAAAGCATCGGGATAATCTTCTTGAATTTTGTAAGCTAGATTTGGTGTAGTTACAATGTTATACCCTTCCCTGATATAATCTTTTAATTTCATAGTTTCCCTCCTGAAAACATCCAATAATTACTTGTTAATGCTATTGCATCTTTTCGACATAAACATTCACTAAGGCTTCTTGCACTTTGAATATCCCTTCAACGCCTAATCCTTTTACATCTAGATCTAACCTATCTTTCAAGAACTTAGCATTGTGCTCTGCTCTAATTGTTTGCTCAGCGATGAAATAATTTAGTGCCGCTACTTCATCCATCTTTAACCCCACCAAACTAATGATGTTCATGAATAAGTTAGCTAGTTCGTCCATATCTTTTTCTGCTCTTATCTTTTCAATCAACTTGATGTAATCATAGTTATCATTCATTTGATGTACCTCTCAATGTTTTGTTGAATATATTCGTCTTTCCAATATCCATGGCCACAGTAACGAAGATTGTACTTATCGATCTCATTTGGTGTAGCTTCTCTGGTCATTTCAATGATGGAGTACTTCTTTTTGATTTGTACAGAACGCACAACACGCACTGAACAATCATCAATGGTTCGAGGATATTCATTAGTTAGCGATATATACCAGTAGTTTCTCATTATGTATCACTCTTTCTGTTGGTTACTGGCAGAAAAGGTTCGCATCATAAATTCCATAGCCTGTCCTTCATTAAATCCTTGCAGAATAAGCTGATCGTAGAAATACTTTGATTGTTTTGCGATTAACGCTAAGCTTTTTTGAGTTTCGTAGAATGTCGCCTCCATTGTTTTGTTTGCTTCATTCGTTTTAAACAACTCTCTTAATTGATTTTCGTTCATTTGTTTACTCCCCTTTCAAAATAAAAAGACCACTCGATGAGTGATCTAATATGTAATAGCAACCTACACGATGCACAAAACGCGTACGAAATTGCGCACCCCTATATTTTTAAACCGCCGATTCTTCGGTTGCTAACGAATACTGAAACAGAATACCGTCTCTGTCCATGACCAACGCGACAGTACAAAGCTTTGTCGCAAGCAGGTTATCGTATTCCTAATAACCCCAATTAATGTTTCTCTCCTAACCTACACCTGAGAGTGGCGCACGTCTGCGCTAGTATTTTATGCCTTTTAACTGCTAGTGGCATCCCGACTAGTCAGCCAATTCATCGGCATCCGATAAGATGAATTGTTTCCGTAGGTTCCTTAAGTCACTGGCAATGAATCGAACATTGCATGGTTGCCGAAGCATTGACCTAGCACGCATGCTTAGCGTCTACCTTTCCGCCACAGTGACACTATAAAATTATTCTTGGCTGCTACTATTTTTTATTTTGCCCATTTTTAAATCCAATCATATAGACATTAAGACAGAGCGCAAAAATTGAAATTATTAACGCCATCATTTCTCTTCACCCACCTTTTTTTTAATTATTTGGTTAAATTGTATTTTTCTGCAAATTCACTATCAGCTTTTTCCAATGACCTAAGTGTATAATTTTAGTTATCAGCGAGTGGTCCGCTGAAATATAAAACAAGGATGTGCAAGACAACATGTATAAACCCTACATGATTAGTTATGATCTTAATAACCCAGGGCAAAAGTATGATAAAGTATTTGAAATAATAAAAGAATTTGGGGCATATATAAAGCTACAAAAATCTTTTTGGTTAGTTAAAACTAATTTGAATCCAAATCAAATGTGTGAAAAATTAAATACAGTACTTGATAATAACGATTCCTTATTCATCTGTGAACTGCAAAAAAATTATCAAGGTAGAGCTACAGAGGAAAATTGGAAATTCATTAACGAACATATTTTCTCTTAGTAAGGATTAGATATTTTTTCTCTGTTTAAACAATTGCAAATACCGTCAATATCTGAATTAGAAACACTTACCTTTTGCTCCTTGCTACTACCAATAGCTTGGAGCAATTCTTGTATTTCTTCTGGAGTGCCTTCTACTGATAATTTCATTTTTCTTCCCTCCAATACATAAATTAATAGACAGCAGCAGTTGAAAGACGACAAGAACATGTTTAGTTTTGTGAGTGCTGCTGTCTAATCAAAATAAACAGCAACCGATGAAGAATTTAGGAGGAGTTGAATTCACATCCTTTTCTTCATAATTAGTTGCTGTCTATCTAAGAAGAAGTTTAAAACGATGAGGGAGATTGCCTCCCTTACATTTTATTTTGTCGATCCTGTTTCCTAATCTTTCGACACTACCATAATATCACTGATAAATGGCTAAAAACCGCCATCATTCCGCCAAAAAACCGCCATTTTTTATGCGTCAGTCACTATACAAAGTTTGTCTTTGACCTTTAAAGCACAAACACTATAATAGTAGCCGCCATTCCCATCATTCGCTGTGCATTCTGCTTTAGCGATCTCATTACGATTATGATAAACAACGACTTCAGCATAAGAGGTATGTCCGTCACCATTATAGAGACGGTTACCTTTATCAAAAATCTTTATATCTGTAATCACTGCATCAAGCTTTACATTTTTGAATTCACCTTCGGCCCATGCGCAGCAATCTGATTCGCTACATACAACTTCCATTTTGGTTCCATCTTCTAAAATTAATTCACTCTCTGACCATTCTACAATTCTTTTGAAAACAAGATCTTTTTTCAACTCTTTCAACGATACATAATCTTTCCACATTATATGGTCCCCCTATTTATAAGCAATTATTCTTCCGTGTTTATACGCTTCTGCAAACTCTATTAGAGCTTCCGACTTCATCCTTTGTATGCTTCTTTCTGAATAACCCACTTCACGGCTAATCCTGTAGTTTGAGAAGCTATCTGGCACACAGAAGCTGTAGTAGAGTATCTGACGACTAATCAGACTAAGAGCCATCAAAGCCGCTAGAATCGCGTCTCTCTCCGCTTCTATATCCATCATTTGAATGATCGCGTCTTCTGCCTTATTGCCGTGCTTCGGTGCCTTCGGCATATCCGTAATAATCGGCGACTTAATATCTATCAAAGAGCGACCTGCCATCCGCTCCAAACGCCGAAAGTTCTTCAGCACATCTCTCGCATTACATCTTGTCTGTTTGAAATCTACCTCTCGTAACAATTGCATCAAGTCAAACCGCTCCTTTATGTGATATAATAAATGTGTTGGATTTATTGAATCAGTCGGAGCGATCCGGCTTTTTTTATTTGCCGAGTTACACTTCTCGACTTACATAGCTCACAACAGCTGCATAGTAATTTGCATAACCTCTCTTAGAAGTTGCTAAAGATATATGCTGAATCTCATTGTTTTTCGCAAAATCGTTTAATTCTTTTTCTAATTTATAACGAGTGTCCTCTTCAAAGATTTTAAACTTCATTGTTTATAACCTCCATATCCACCAATCTCGCTACAGCTAAATTCTCTTTGCTTTTCGCTAACCACTTGTCACATTCCATCGTGTTTTCAATGCGAATGATCGCTGAGTGATTATAGAGATGCTCTACATATCCACGAAACGGATAGATGAACCCTTCTGCTTCACAGCGAACCATGTCACCAACTTTGACTTTTGGTTTCTTACGTGTTTTAGGGTTCTTTGTCGGCATATCTAGCATTAAACCGCCGATGCCGTGACTACTAGCGTAAAATCCGTCTTTTAGTTTCATCTCATTTCCTCCCATTTACGATCATCATTTAATATCGAAATCCCAAACTTACGAATAGCATCACTTGCATCAGCAACAAACTGACTTGCCACTTTATATGTTTCTTCTGCTGAAATTCCATATTCTTTTTCAAACTTTGTCTTTAGTACATTTAGTTCCTGTTTTCTTAGTTTTGCTACTCTGCGGTGTCTGGTGTTCATTGTCAATCAACTCCCTAATCTGAAAGTGTTGTCTATACTTGATCGAAATTCTTTTAAGTGGTTCTCTACCACAGAATCAGTCACGTTAAAACGATCAATTAATACTGGAGCTGCCATATCTTTCAAATAACTTTGTCTGATGACTAATTCAGTACCATCAGGAAGTTCTATGTTAACCTCCCGACCATTGATAATTGCTTGAATGCCCGCTTCACTTAGTGGTATTTCGTATTTCATTTCACATCCTCCAAATCACTCGACTTCACGAATACACCATCTACCATTTTCCCTGTGCGTCCTTTGATTTCGTTGTATGCCATTTCTAAACACTCTTGTACGTTTGTCCCTTTTTGCATGGAAAGGATAATCAGCGTGACGATAACGTCTCCTACGCTATCTTTAAATAGTTCATCATTACTTCTTGCCATCGCCGAAGCTATTTCCCCGAATTCCTCAGCTACTTTCAAAAACTGTGCTTTTGGATCTGCTTGATCCAGTCCCTTGTCTTTAGCCCACTGCTCTACTTTTGTGATTAGTTCGTCCATTATTTCTCCTCCTAAAATTTCATTTCATCGTTGTTGTCATCTTCTTTGTCATCAGTTTGGGAAAGGAGCGCATACACGAGATATGCTGCTCCTACTAAACCTAAGAACAAGAGAATTTTAGCCATAAAGAATCCCATATTATTTGCCTGCTTCATCCGTAACTACAGTATCTGCTCCATTTACTGTTACCCATCCATGCTTTTTGCGAGCTTGAGCTTCTTCATAACGAATCAAATTGTCTGTTACTGATTCGGCGACTTTGCGATTAGATTCTGCCTCTGCTTCTGCAGCTTTTGTTTTCTTGTAAGCTTCACTATCAGCTTGAGTTTTTGCAGTTTCTGCGTCTAGCTTCGCTTTTTCATTTTCTTGACCAGCTCGAATGATCGCATCGATTGATTTTTGTGTTTCTTTATCGACATCTGGAACACCAAGTGTTACGTCTTCGACTTCAAACCCTTTAGATTCAACTGATTTAGCAAAGTTCGTTAATACCTCAGCTTCAACTTTAGAGGAATCTCCTGAAAGGACATCAAGCAGACTATATTTCGCATAAACTTCACGAGCGACCTTTTGAAGCTTAGATTTTAACCATCCACTTTCGATATCTTCCGAAGTGATATTCCCAAATTCCTTGTACATTTTTGCTGCTTTAGTTGAATCAACTTTGTAGTCATATTTGATATCAATCGTTGTCTTTTTGCCGTCGCTTGTAGATACTGAAATATTTTTTGATTGGATAGTTTGCAAGCGAATTGGATATTGGATCACTTTGTCAATCCCTACAAATTTCACACCTTGCGTCAGTGCTTCATCTTTGATACCGCCGTTCATTGAATAGCGCACACCCACATATCCATTATCGATTTTTTCGAAGAACTTAAATCCTCCGATAACTCCAATACCTACGATTACTGCTCCTGCTACACCCAATTTGATTAATTTGTTTTCGTTCATTTTTCTTCCTCCAAATACTTATATTCGTGCCCTTTTCGATCGGTGTGATTTCGCCAAGCGTACGTTCGAATAGTCCCACGCGTATATCCAGTTTCTGCAGACAGCTCACTAGCTGTTCCTTGCATCAAAATTTTGCCTTCGTGTAAAACAACGACGATTTTCCCTTTGCGCTGTTTTCTTTTGTCTGGCTTTTTTCGTATACGTCCGTTAGCAATCTTTTCTAGACGCTGAACTTCAGCAACCACTGCTTCATCTTCTTGCCAGTTCTCATCTTGAATCAGCAACATTAATTTTCGCCAAGCCGCTTCCTTATCCACGCTCATTCCTCCAATCTACGGATTTCCCTTCTTAAATTCTCTATGTGCACATCGATTGCCTTCCTCGCCGTTTCATTGACCATCACTGCCTTTGTCCGTTCCAGATCGTCAATCTCACGCTGAAGGCTTCGAATACGCATTTGAATCACTTCTTCTGTTGTCATGATGATTCCTCCACAATTTTCAATGCTTCTTCCACTGATCGTGCAACACCGTATAGTACAGGTTGACCGTTTAAAAATTCAGCAAACCTTTTTTGATCTTCACGCAACTTACCGCGTTCATTTTTTACTTCTATATAAATTGCTTTCCCATCAGAATTACGATGTCCACATAGATCTGGGAACCCTTTTGGCATCCCGTAAAATTGCCGCCCTTCGATCGTTGTCACTTGTCCCGCATTGGATCGAAAAATCGTGCAACCATGTTTTGATAAGGCAATTCTGATCTCGTCTTGTATTTGATGTTCTGATTTCAATGTAACCCTCCAGACTGTTTAATCGTTGGTATCAAAGCATTTAGGAAGATTTTGGTGGAGAGTTTGGAGGGTCAGACCCAAAAACCTATTCTTTTTTATATAATTTACTTTTTATTTTTTACTTTAATACTTTATTATTTTTTTAAAACCCTCCAGAAAGAAAGAAAAATATAATATAAATACTGATATATCAACGTTTCTAAGGGTTGGAGGGTTTCGTTCTCAACCCTCCAGAACCCTCCAGATTTATTTAAAAAGTTCTCTAACGTTATCGTATTTTCTTGGTTTTAATGTGATTCCTTTATAAACCATAAATCCACCAGCTTTTTCTTTGCTATATTTCTTTGAAATCTCTCTGCCAAACTTCGTGTTAGTGAAAGTATGCTCGCCATTATCTGATGCCCATTCACGATAAACTTTGTATAATTCTCCGCCTGATATTTTTAGTCCTGGACCTGTTTCGCAACACGTTTCGATAAATGTACCTATTTGATCCATTTCGTTTCGATAATCCTGACTCGCTGCAACAACCGACTTTGGTTTCTCCAAGCCCTCTCTCTGCCACAACAGGCAACCATCGATTGCCCATTTAAGGATCCCTTGCAACTCCGTCTGCAATTTAAATTTCAGATTTTTATCCTTTTTGTGATCCGGGATTTGGACAGTGAATGGAATTAAATTTAACCGTCGCCAGATGCCGTCATCGGTCCCACGGATGATGGGCTTGTGGTTCGTTGCCAGCCACAACTTGAATTCAGGTTCGAACTCGAATTCTTTTCCATAAAGGTGCCGAGCCGTGACTTTATCACCACCAGTCAATTGTTTGACCAGACCTTCGTCCAGTCGGACGCCTTCATTCGGTTCTGACGAAGTGACCAACCGCGCACCTTTCAATCGTGCAATATCACTGTTTGCTGATGATTGGCTTTGCTTGACCATGATCGTTTGTGCCTGCATAGTCATCGCATAGTTTCCCATCAATTCAGAAATAATTTCCAAAAATACCGACTTTCCATTTGACCCATGACCGTAGAGGATGAACATACATTGCTCTCCGGTAGATCCGGTCAGGGAATATCCGACACATTTCTGGATATATCTGATTAATTCTTGATCATTGTCAAAAATCTGATTAATAAATTCTTCCCACATAGGACAATCGACCGATTCTGTGTACTCGACATTTGAAACACGTGTAAACATTTTGTCTATCTCATGCTCGTGTAGAAGACCGTCATGCAAAGACAGATAGCCGCTTTGTGTGTTGAACAGCGTTTTATCTTTGTCGAACTCTTCCGGCAATACGGATAGTCGATGTTTCAATTCGTCCATCATAGCGTTTTTTCCGGCATTGCTGCGAGAACGCTTGACGTGTTTTTCTTTCGCTTTCATCAAAGCTTCTTTGGTTTCATCGTCTGCGCCTTCAGGGATCGTTAACGGTTCTTTTCCCATGATGTCTACTGTCGTATCGATCATTTTCCGAACTTCGCCGGTATTGTCCTGTAGCCAAACTTTCCCATCGTAGTAATACCAAGATTTATCAATGTACGAATATTTGACTAACGTTCCGTAGATATCAGTAAACCGATCCGCGTTGCCGGTGTCGTCGTACGAATAGTATTTTTCCTCTTTTGGCTGTTCCTGGTCTTTGATAAAAATCTTAAAATCAGATTTCCGTTTGGGGTTGTAGACGGAATTTGTATCAGCAATTGCCTTATTTAGTAGAGATTCTCCGTAAGTTGCCGATCCCCTTTTTTGGTCATATTTGCTACGGATCATTGCAGACGCTCTGAAAATCTCATCCATTTTTTCAAAGTCTCTACCGGTCCAAAAAGCCAAGTCGTTGGCGAACGCCATATCCGCTTCGGATTGCGAGGAATAAAAAGCTTCCCAACCGCCGTTCATAAAGACTTTGAATCTTGCCCCTTGGGAAGACGATTCAGCACGTTTGATAATTTCTTCAACCGGTAAATCAACGGTATTCATCAGCGGATTTTCTTCTTTGAATTGGATGATTTTTTCATCTCCAACGTAGCGATCATATAGGCGTTTGATATCCTTTGGATTCGGCTCAGTTATTTCTAAATATTTTGATGCGGCATTTCCAGTCATAACGAAGAATCGGCCGTTCTGGTACATTTCTACGTCACCTTTCCTGCGTCTTCCGCCGGGCAATTCTCCGCGAGCAATAATGTGGATGCCAGTACCTGATTGAGAATACTCAGCATAGGATCTCATGCTTTCGATAAATTCATAGATAATATTTTCTTCTATATCACCTGATTTAAATCGCTCAACTTCACCTTCAGCATTATCGATATCAATGCCGAAATAAGGTGGTTTGAAAAAGAACCCCAGTCCACTCATTCCGTAGTGATCAATAGCAGCGAGAGCGGTCTGAAAATCAGACCAGGTACTCTCGTCATTGGATTTGGCTTTATGCCCGTTGTTGGCGTTATAAGGGATCTTCGTGTGCTTCTGCCGCTTTTCATCCCAAACTAGCTTATAAACACACCATTGTTTGAGATTTTTAAGCTCTTTTGGAATTTTTTCATACATTGATTACACCTCAATTAAAATGGAAGATTGTCATTTCTAACCGTTGTCGCTCTTGAACGTTCCGGTCCGAAGGATGGTTCATCACCATTTTTGAATTGGTGATTCATTACGCCCCGTGTGTTCGTTTTATCCCAAGACTTCACATTGACGTTTTTATATCCATTTGACTCTTCAGTTTTCACGCGTACTGAGGCGGTTTTCAAAACAAAGTCCGCCAGCAATTCATCAAACCCGTTATATGATTTTCCGTCTTCCAACTGTAGCGCTTGTGCAATTGCCATGATCATACCTTCGTTATATTTGCCGGTAGCTTTGGCTTTCCAGATTTTTGCGAAAATGTGTTTATTTTGGAACGGTTGATCCACATCGTTACGAACGATCAAATCGATATCGATAAATTCTGCGCCTGATTTAGTTGCATTTTCTACAGCTTTGTTTACGACCACTTCGTACGTACCGTCTTTGATTTCGTTCCCTTGTTGCGCTTTTGAAAAGTCTAAGTTAAATCCTGTCATGTTAATCATTCTCCTTTTTATTTTCATATTTTTCTAAGATAGGTTTGAAATATTTTTCTTCTGCTGCAAGTCGTGCTTGGATTGCTTCTTCTTTGGTGTTGAAATCCTTTTGTAAGACATATTCTCCTTTGAAATATAATCGTGCTTTCCATTTATTTCTTCGTTTATCCCAATTAACGCCTTTTGTTCCACCGACAGACAAAGCCTTAACGTAAGTTCCTTCAACATGGTATTTTTCATTAGCTTTTTTTAAATTAACGTAGCCACTCTCTTCGCCTGTCCCGTTAACAACACCTCTTTTTATATTAGATAGAGAAGATTCAAAAACTTCGTTATTTTTATTTCTAGCGATTACAATTTGATTGCCTGAACTATCTCTTTTTCCAGTATCACCTATTATTGTTACGCCATTTATTATTGAACCTTGAACATCTTCTGCTTTTTTACCAAAAATACCGCCCATTCCTACAACCACCCCTTCCTCTTAGCAGCCATATAAGCCCAACCAGGTTTAAATCCTTTAGCTCTTGCTATGGCATATAAGTCCTCTATACTTTCTGCTTCATCTTCCGTCATGTTGTAATATTTATTGTTCTCAAAATTCAAAGTAATTTTCGTTTCTCCGACTTTCATTAATTCAGCCGATTCATCGATTTCTAACTCTGACTTTCGTTCTTCAATCGGCTGCAACTCTCCGCAATACGGACAAATATTATCGCCTTTTGGCCGTTCGTAAGCACCAAAACAAAACGCGCATTGAACGATAGATAAATCACTATCAGTTTTTGTTTTCTTTTTTGTATCTAAACTCCATTCACGATCCATATCAGGCAATCCAAAACGGTTCACATTACCCACATGGTCAATGATGATTGACGTTTTATCTGGTCGGTAACGCATCCCCCTCATCGATTGCTGAATGTACAATGATAACGATTGAGTAGGTCTCAACATAATTACAGTCGAACAATCAGGAACATCAAACCCTTCTCCGATCAAATCAACATTGCATAGGATTTTAATTTCATGATTTCTGAACGCTTCGATAATATCTGCACGTTCATCTTTTGGAGTTTTTGCATCGATATGTGTTGCTTTATAACCAGCATCGTTGAATATTTCAGCAGTGTGTTTACTTGCATCGATACTGTGACAGTATGCTATTGCCTGTTCACCTTCTGCTAACGTTTTATAATGTTTCAACACGTCGCCATAAATAGTATTCTTCACTGCCTTATCCATTGATTTCTTTGTAAAATCTCCAGTCGAAGCTTTCTTTAATTCGGCTGTATCGATCAATTTAGGTGCATAATATTCATAAGGAGCTAATCTATGATTCTCAATCAACCATTTAGCCGATACTCCTTCAATTAGCAAGTCGTTCACATCCCCCAACCCACTACCGTTTAACCGGATGGGTGTCGCGGTAAAACCTAATCGCGGAACGTCCGAATAATACTCATAGATTTTTCTGTAGGACGCTGCTAACCCGTGATGGTTTTCGTCAGTGATGATCAGTTGTGGTTTCTTGATGGTTTTAAGATGTCGTACGACTGTTTGAACCATGCCGAAATTTACAAGCTGATTATCTACGCCCATCTTTTGAAACGTATCTTTGATCTGATCAATCAATTCACGACGATGGACCAAGAACAACACTCTGTTGCCTTTTCGTGTGGTTCGTTTAGCGATCTCTGCAACCATGACTGATTTTCCAGAACCGCACGGTGATACGATACATGGTGCCTTGTAACCATCAACATAGGCTTGTCTTGCACGATCGACTAAATCATTCTGGTAGTCGTACAATTCCATATAAAATCAGCTCACTTTGCTTACAGCCAGATCTATTATCCAATTGATTTTTGGCATAGGTTGAATCTGTGGCTTGTAAAATAAATCCGCGTTCATCGTCTTCCTTTACCATCAATCGACCAACAACGTCACATAATCCCAAAATATTGTTTCGAATCTTTCGATTGATCTGCGGCAAAGCGATGTTGTAAGAAGATCCATCCGAATCCGTCCACAAATCGATTTCTTCCCATGCGGTCCAGATAAGGTTGCTGTCTAAATTTTTCATATAGCGTAGGCTGTTCACCATTCTAAATTGCATATATTGATAATCGCCTTGCGAAGGAACGCCGTTGTTTTTTCCTTCTGCGCCTAAACTGGACAGAATACACCGTTCCAATTCGCTGACATTATCGACAACCACGTTGTCATAAACACCTACATAATTGGTAGTTAAATCAGCCAACGTGTTGCCCCAGTCGTTCCAGGTATCTTCGTTGTCGATATATACGATATCGACATTTTTCTCACCTCTAAGGACTTTTGAAGTCCGATCAATATCAAGGATCAGTGTTTTCCCTGGAAAATATTTAGCCGTTGAAGTTTTACCTTTTCCTGGAGCACCGTAGATCAAATATGTTCCCTTGGTTTGTTCGATATCCGTCGCCTTCTTAATCTGCATCAAAATTCTCCTTTCTATTGGTTAAAAAAGTTTTTCGATTGTCGGTATGCTGCATTGTTGATCCACTATCTTCTTCAACTGATATAGTGATTCTTTTAATCATTTTGTATTCACTCTCCTACTCTGGTTCGTGCGCAATAATTTCAACACCGACAATATAATCACCTAGTCTGTCGAATTCATCTTCTACAAGTGTACTGTCGCCTTTATCGTTAGTAAGTTCCATAGAGAACCAATCTTCATCAAGGTCACGGAAATTAACTGGGTTATCCTCGAAATTAGCATCATATAGATCATCTGAATCAATAGCTATTAATGATAAACCCTTAGTGTTACCGCCCACTTTGTAAGTAACATATCCTTTGTAACCCCAAATCATAAAAGAAACTTTAATTGTGTGTTTAGCCCATGAAATATTTGGGTCATAAATAGTCAACTCTTTCATTTCCCCAACTCCCCTACCTTTTGATCCGTATACTGCCGTAACTCGCTCACGCGCTGTTCTAACTGCTCCTTGTCGTTTTGCACTGTGGATAGTTGTTGGCGCAAGCTATCGGCTTCCTGTTGCTTTGTAGCGATCTCCTGTTGCTTTTGTTCGATTTCTCGTTGCTTGGCTTCAATTTCCTTCTGCTTGTCCGATTTGATTTGCTCAATTTCGGCTTTCAGCTGCTCCTGTGTGCGAGTGTTGTTGGATAGCTGTGATTCAAGTTCTGACACACGTTGCGATTTCGTTTGACCGTATTGTAGGACTGTGTTGAAATTTGCTTTGATCGTGTCCAAATCTTGAAACGCATTGCTTGCTGCGTAGCCGATAACGCCGCTACCTAGTGCTAGTCCGATGATTGCTGTTGTTTTTGCTAGTTTGTTTTTCAATGTTGTTTCTCCTTTTTTTGCTTTATAGATAATTTAGTTCATTAAAAATTCATTCCCACGATTAAAACGGAAGCCTAGAAATTGCAAACAATGTAAATGCAAGAGCTACTGTTATGCTGTAAATTGCGTATAATTTGTAAGACTCAGGGCGAAGCTTCTTCATGATATATATACAAACCGGTATGCACGACCAAATGAATGTTACGCAGACTATTACTTGTAATACAACCACCCTAGCCACTCCTTCCGTGTGGGGTTATTTGTCTAAATACAATTCCGACAAACCAAGCAAGTCGGCGATAAAATAAAGATGTTCTTTCGTCAAATTTTGAATGTCATGGACAGTTGCTGGTTTGCCGTCAACCTTTATTCCTTTAGCTTCCGCGATTTCGATAGCAGCTTTCAAAGCGTCTTTTACGTTTTCGTGTTCCATTATTTCTCCTCCTTCATCATCTTATCCTCAAACCTTTTGTTTGGACGAGTTCAGCACCAGGAATATCTCCGTGCTTCAGTTCCTCCTTCAATTGCTTTTTATCCAATTTGGGAGGCACAGGGGTAAAGAATCCTTTTGGAATTAAGTTCTCATTGATTACATTGACCGATACTGGATTATTTTGAATTCCAATGTTGAATAATTCACCTTTAATCTTCGTTTTACCAGTCTTTTCCATTTCCTCTTGTAAATAGTGCTTGATACTCTTAGCATTGTTCAAAAGCGATGTCTTACGTTCCTGCAGACGTTTAATTTCACTATCGATTAACTCAGCTTTCCCTTCTACTTCTTTAACTATTTTTGCTAAGTTTTCTGCCTTATACTCGATCGCTTCATTAATCGAATCGAGAGTATCGCGAAGAATTTCTTCATCCAATTGTTCTGCCAGTTCCAGGACTTTGATATATGACTCGCTGAGTTGGTAAAGAGTTGCCATTCTTTTGTGCCTCCTTTAATAATTTTGCAATTTGTTCAAAAGCTAGGATTGCCTCATCTAAATCCAATTCCACAGAATCATCAATTTGTTCGAAAGCAAGGTTTGTTTCTTCAATATCACTTGCTTGATAGATACCAATTTTTCCATTGTCATAAAGATCAAATACTAAAATTCCTGACGCATCTATATTGCGCAGTTTGTATTCGTCTTTTAAAAAGATGCGGTCTAGTGTATCCGTTGCAATTAGCATTTACGGTTCATTCCTTTCTGTGGTAAAATATAGAAAGATAGTTTATTTCCCTGACACGATCATGCTTGCCGGCGTTCGTGTCTTTTTTTATTTTTCAAAATTACTAATTCTTGCATTATTTCTTCTCTCCTTTTTGATATAATTTGAGTAAAAAGGTGGTGAATTACTTGATAAAAATTTTGAGCGATTACCAAGTCGCTATTACTTTAATCATTTCTATTTCAGGATTTTTTTTATCCCTCTATAACTTATTTAAAGATAAAAGAAAAATTACGCTCTCCTATTTTTTAGTTAAGCATGATAGAAGTAATCGAATGATTCTTACTGGCGTAATTGCAAACCCATCAAAAATGCCAAACTCAATTATCGAATGTACGTATCTTTACAACGGTAAGAAAATTAATTGTTCACATTATCACGCCAATGGTTTTGATATGGGAAGCATTCATAAAAGTAGCCTTTTATCTCCTATACCGTTGGCACAAGCAATCTCTCCTGGCTACTCAGTCGCTTTTTCAGAAGTTTTAGATATGAAAGATATATTACCTGGTGAAAAACTTGTAATGGTCATAAGAACAGCTAATTATCAAAAAAAATTTAAGTTAAAGCTAAAAGACTCATTTTAATTGAAAAATTTTTCTTTAATAATCAAATACAAATTAATTATTATTGATCCAATCCCACAAAACATAATTAACAGAAATACAATATCGTCCTTACTCATTAGTCAGTCCCTCCCGACTGGCTTTTTTGTTTTGTACTCAGCTTCATCCAGCCCTATAAAAATCCAAACCATGTACACAATCGTTCCTATCAACGCTTGTCTACTTCCCCAAAGCCCTAAAGCATAGACGATTAGCGGTGCGCTGAATACTAATGCTCTGTTGAATTTACCCATTAACCTTCACCTCTCAAAATGTTCTGTTTTTTATAAATCAACTAAATGCTTCTCGATAAATTCTTTAGGTGTTACCTTTCTTGTGCGTAACCTGTTATAGGATTTGAAAGACAAAAATTTATCGTATAATTCTGTATTGATCCAAACTTCTTGTCCTGTGACCCGTTCATACGCCGCTGAGAAAATTGCTGTATTTTTTAGTTCCGACATTCGACGTTGATAAGTAGATGGAGAATAATTATATTTTTTTACAAAATCTTGTTTTTTTAGTTTTGTCATCGCCTACCCCCCCTATCGGATGTCCAATATTTTTTTCACTGTTTCGATATGCTGTTGTGCTTTCTTTCCATCACGATTGCCGTTTAGAATATCTGATAAATAAGCTCCTGAAATACCGATAAGCGCAGCTAGTTCTTTGAAAGTCATTCTTCTTTTTCTCATCTCCGCTCGAATTTTTAAGTCTAAATTCTCAGACATAAAAATAGCTCCTTTCTAAACAAATAATTTGTAAGCTAAAAAATTAGCTAAATCGTTGACACCTATTAGCTTTTAAGCTATTATGAATACATAGTTAAATAAGACTTATAAAAAGCCTCTAAAATAACATTTCTAAGTTTGGCGACCGAGAGAATGTTTTAAATTAGTAGAGTTTTTTGTTGCTCTTATTTAGCTAACAATTTAGCTTACGAATTAAATATACTAGCTTAAAAGCTAATTGTCAACCAAAAATATAACTTTTAAGCTATTTATTTTCTTTTCAGCTTTGAAAGGTTGATAATAATGAGTTTAGTTACTAAGATTAAAGAATTAGCAGACGAAAAGCATGTGACTATAGCAGAAGTAGAAAGACAGGTGGGCATCTCTAATGGACAAATAAGAAGATGGGATAAAGCCTCGCCAAAATCTGAGAACTTAAAGAAAGTTGCTGATTATTTTGGTGTCACAACTGATTATTTATTGGGAAATAATAATGTTCCCAAGTGGGCTACAAAAGAGGAAGTGGTTGAACTTGATAAACTACTAGACTCAAATGTTAATATGTCTTATGGTGGGGAAACATTGACACCCGAACAAATACAGCGCGTAAAAGATATCCTGATAGCGACTTTCTGGGATATTGTGAAAGAAGACAAAGAAAAAGGCAAAAAGATGTGAGCTTATGGAGATGGATACGATTAATTTAGTCGAGGAGTTGAAGCGGAAATACCAGTCCGCTAATCCTTTTTATATTTGTGAAAAGATGGGCATTAAAATTCAATACGTTCCTTTTATCGAGAATCCCAAGGGGCAGTTTCAAGAAATTAGAGATCGTGCGATAATCTTTTTAAATGATGAACTGCGAGACTCTGAGGAAAGATTCTACATTTGCGCTCACGAATTAGGTCACGCTATTTTTCATCGTGGCTTATCCAGCTATTATGTATCAACAAGAACATCTAGAAGCAAATCTGAAAGCGAAGCTAATTGCTTTGCTGCTAATCTCATTGTTTCTCTTTATAAAGAAGATAATGATCAATATCCTAAAAAAATCGAGGAATTAAAGAATCTTTACGGGCTTCCAGAAAGCGCTTATCGTTTTCTTATATAAAAAAGCCCGTGTTAGCACACATATTACAACGAGAAAGAGGAATTATAAAATGAAAAAAGTTAGCGTTATGTTGTTGTTAAGTACTGCTCTGCTACTTTCAGCTTGTTCAAATAATAAAAAAGCTGAATCAACAGATACCACTTCTAACCAAGAAACAAAAATAAGTAAAACAAAAGAAACAACTGAAACCAGTTCATCTACTAGCAAATCTACATCTAAAACAGATTCTAGTTCAACAGTTACAAGCTCCAACCAAGCTACGGCGGAACCTAGCCCAACAGTTATAAGCTCCAGTCAGAGTACAATCCAAACCGCACCTCAAGAAGAAACATATGAACAGATGAAACAACGCACTTTACAGTCAACTCCAGCTGATCGTGCAAATTGGTCCAACAAAGAGTGGGAAGCTTTCGGCGTGGCCCTTTATGAAAATGGATTGACTACAGATGATGCTGGCAATATTATCAGTCAAGATCAGAAAGAACAACAAGCAGCATCTCAACAGAATCCAGAAGACCAACAAACAAGCGCTCAGCAAGACGCTGACACTTTATCACTTACTGATTTTGTTAACAAATACGGGATGTCGCCTGTTGCATGGAAAGTACAGAATGGAATGTCTGAAGAAGAAGCATTGCGTACAACACAGCAAAAGACTTCCGGTGAAGTTCAATTAGGATTTTCTAAATACGGAATTCAATAATACATTTTTATGCCCTACTATTTTGCCTATAATCTCTAAAAAAGTTATAAAGAAAAAAGCCCGTGCTGCAACACGGACTCATACCTCATTTCTGAGATCACAAATATATTATAACAAGAAGCGAGGGATATTTAAATGGCAAAAAAAGTTATGGGTCAAGATGGGAAAATGTATAAAGTTAAGAAACCGTTTTATAAACGGGTATGGTTTTGGTTGTTAGCGGTTGTTGTGGTGTTTATTGCTATAGGTTCGCAAGGAGGCAGTGATGATGCTAAAAATACCGTCGCTGAAACAACTAAAGAAAGCGTGACAGAAGTGTCTTCTGCAGAATCGGTAGCAGAATCTACAGTCGTTGAAGAAGAAACTGAAACTACTGAAACTACTATAGAAGAAGTTACTCAAGAAGAAAGTGTTCCTCGTGAATACAGAAATGCATTGAGCAAAGCTGAAAGCTATCTAGGTTGGGCTGGTATGTCTGAACAAGGTTTGCGTGAACAACTAGAGTTTGAAGAATATCCAAGTGATGCAATCGATTATGCGCTGGCTAATGTTGATGTCGATTACAACGAACAAGCTTTGGCTAAAGCGGAAAGTTACGATGATTGGGCATCAATGTCAGATTCGCAATTGTACGATCAACTTATATTTGAAGGTTTTACAAATGAGCAAGCACAATACGCTTTAGATAACCTACCACAATAACTAACAAAAACACGCCCCTCCCTCGCCAAAGTTTGTGGACGTGATGAAAAATAAACCTGCTATAATCGGCTTACTTATCTATTCCTATTATAGCAACAAATAGGAGATGAAAACAATGTGGATCGAAACTAAAACTGATAAAAACGGAAAAAAAGTATATAAATATAATGAGCGATATATTGATCCAAAAACTAGAAAAAGAAAAAAAGTGAGCATTACTTATAAAAATAAATCTCGAGAAACTCAGAAAGTGGCATTGCTAGAGTTAAATAAAAAAATTGATATAAAATTAAACGAAAAAACACTTCATAAGCCTGATCTAACATTTCATGAGCTTGTTGAAGAATGGTTAGTTATATACAAAAGACAAGTTAAGGAATCTACATATTATCCTACGAATAATATATTAAACACTATAAAGAAGAAGATACCTGAGACTTACATCGTTTCTGGTATTAATACAATAGATTTGAATAATATTTTTGAAGACATGATATATAAAGATGACTTGTCAAATAAGTACGTCAGTGTAATTAAATCCAAATTGAATCTTCTTTTTTCATATGCTATGAAAAAAGGTTATGTAGAAAAAAATCCTATCGATGAAGTAGTTATTGATTATAAAAGAGAGTCAAAAACGATAAAAATTAAAGATAAATTTTTAGAAGATGATGAATATAATAGACTAGTAGATTTCACAACTTCACACAATAAAAGATATTCTCTCCTTTTCCAGTGGCTATATTTGACTGGGATGAGGTCTGGTGAAGCAATCGCATTAAGTAAAGATGATGTACACATTACCAATAATAATGCATCAGTAGTTATAAATGGGACGATGATGTATAGAGAACGTTCAATAGCTGATATGAAAAAATCTGATTCTACAAAAACAGCTGCCGGAATGCGAGAAATTGATTTACCAAAAAAAGCGATAGCTATTTACAATGAGCTTCTAGAATTAAATCCAAATGGTCAATTTCTATTTCAAACAACGAAAGGAACTCCTTTCCAACTAACAGCAATTAACACCTATTTGAGAAGTCATAAAGCTGACATGAAGATTGATAAAAAACTTAGTTCACATATTTTTAGACATACCCATATTTCAAAATTAGCGGAACTAGGAACTCCTCTGTATGCCATTCAGGATCGCGTTGGTCACGAAAATAGTGATATCACTGAAAAAATTTATTTGCATGTGACAAAAGGAGTAAAAGAAAAATTGAAAGAAGATATAGAAAAACTGTAA